CCCCCCCCGTCTATTGGATCTATTAATAGAATTGATATTTTTTTTTTGAAAATCTTCTTGAATTAGTTAATCTATGAATATGATTTTTATTTATTTGTGCATTGTGTCTTTCTCTATTATTAAGATTTTTACTTTTATCTTGAAATCTTGATTCCTTATTAATTCTTCTGGTGCGAAGGTTACTTTGATGTTGGCCTCTAGTTTGCATAACACAGTTTGTATTTCTTCTCGGTGGATTATTTCTGCAGTATTTTTTTAAAATAGTGTGTCTACGTGGATCTTCGATAATATTAGCTGGACCCCAAGTCATATTTGTTAATTCATTATTATTAATTTTTAAATAATCTGATGCTCTTTGATATAATTCTTTGAGTCCTTGATCTGGAACATGAAACATAGGATAGTATTCTAGGCCAGCATTTGAAACAGCATTTTTATCTAAGAAACCATAGTTTTTAGTTTGTAACGCGTATTCTTGTGCTATCATATTGTAATGTTTTTCATTAAGATAATGTCCTATATCGCTATTAATCATTTTTTTCATGTCGTCAGTTGACAAATCTCCCATTTTTTTCCATCCAGATTTCATATTTCCTAAATTTTGTTTTAATTTAAAACTCATTTGTATATTAATAATACATTTTAAATATAATTCACTATAAATTATTTTTTTGAATTTAATATTCTTTTTAATAAATTTTTTTTACTTGTTTTAATTTTTTTTTTTTGAGCATAAGATCTTAATAGTTCATAATCAAAATTTTTAAAATTATAATTTTTAGAACATTTAATTATTTTATTTCTTTTAAGACCTTGTTTATTATAAACCGAAGAAGTACAAATACCGTATGGTTTTTTATCCTTAACCTTAACTAGACATCTACAATATCTTTTTTCAATATCTGTTAGTTTACTGTTTTTTTTGAATAAATTTTTTTTTTTATTCTTTTTAGATTTGTTCATACTATTTAAAAAGAATAAAAGATAAAATTGATTTTTTTTTTTGAGATTAATTAAATTAGTAAAATGGCAAGTTATGCCTCTGGAACCCAAAAATTGTGCCAAGCACAACATTGTAGATATAGTCAATTTCATACTACAGAAGGACATTTGTGTGGGATATGCAATAAATATGGTCACGGACAAATAGAATGTGGAAATAAAAGGAAAATAGATAAACTTTTAAAATATTCCGCGATATTTATTCCAATAAATCAAAGATGTACTGTTATCGGTTGCGATAATTCATGGACTCATAGAAAAGAATCTCATCATTGTCATAAATGTTTAAGAAATCATTCATCAGAAGATTGTATTATACAAAACTTATCTGATTATAATGGAAAATTCGGTATTGATAGTGAGAAAATACGCAATATTGAATTCTATTTTAATAATATATCATCTAATGACTTTATTATAATTTATGCGGGTATGGGATGTAATATTTATTTTAGAAAAACTGAGGATAACATTGAAGGTCTATTTATGCACTCTGATAGTTGGGGACAATATGGTGGTGTTGCAAATAGTGATAAGCCCATTTTAGATAAATTTATAGAAAATTTAACTAATAAAACTGATAACTTTTTAGAATTAGATCTCAATAATTTAGAATTTTCAACTAAAACTATTGAATGTCCTTTATGTAGAACTATAAATGAAGAAAGTAAAGTTGTTGAAGTAAAAGGATTAAAAGAAGAATGTTCTATATGTTATAGTAATAATGTGGAATTATATTTTCCGGAATGTAAACACGCAATCGTTTGTAAAGATTGTTTTAAACATTTATAAATGATTACTTTTAAGAAATGGCTCACGCTTTTTTATTGGATATATATTTTTTTCATTTAGTGCGGTGGATATCATAATGTCTTCATAAATATGATTTTTTCTTACCTCTTTTAAATTATTGTAATTATATTTTTTATTAATTACTTTCATAGCATTTCTATTTAATATGTATCCATTTCCTCCCTTTGCCCAAGGAACATATTTTCCAGTATATGGTCTTTTATACCAAAACGATTTTTCAGGAACTTTTCCAAAGTGATAGTCTCTTTTACCCTCAATTTTTTGTATATTATTCCCTATGTAGGGATATATTTTAAGTTCAAGTGATTTTTTTAATTTTTCAATTACATGTTTTTCCAAAAAGTTATCATGATCATCTGTCTTTAGAATATGAGTAATATTTTTAAATTTACTTATGTTAAGTATAGCATCAATCATGCATATTATTTTCTCAGGTAAACCGTCATACAAATCATTACATTTAAGATATAGAATACGATTATTTAATATGTACGGTTCACTAATATTATTATCACCACAAATGATAATACTATTATTTACTTCTTTTAATTTTGTTTCCCATAAATTTTTATTTTTTTTACAAGATAATATGATTACTAAAATTTTATTATCTTTCTGATATTTTGATTCAATCCAAGTATCAAAATTTCTATATTTGTTTATTTTATTAAATATTAATAATTTTGGATTCATTCTTATTTTTTTGTTTGTTATTGTATTATTCTTTTCGTTAATTAGAAAATTGTACAAATCAAGAGGTATTTTTGTTTTTAGATTTCTATGTATGTTATTCAACATATTTTGCCCTAATTGGATTTGGCGTATTATTATATCTATAATGTTTTCAATATTAGAATTGTTTCTTTTAATATACCTACTAAATCTTTTATTTTTTTTTAAATTTTTTTTTGTTTTTATAGTCATATATTATCACTATAAAAAAAATAGTAATTCATGATTAATTAAAATTTCATTTATTCATAGTCATCCAATTCGGTAAAAATCCATTACCAGAATCATCATTATCCGATCCTTTTTCAGAATCCACATCCGATTCTTTTTCGGAATTATCATTATCTGATTCTTGTTCAGAATTACTTTCTTTTTTAGAACCACCTGATACTAGAGTTTCTTCTAAAGTGATTTTATTGTTTGATTCATAGTCAAGACCGTCGTTATCAGAATTTTCTTTTACATTTATTTCTTGAATTAAATTACTTTTAATATTTGAATCTTTCTCAAACCATGGATTAGTTAATAAGCTGTTTTCATCATCAGATTCAGTTGAACTCTTATTGCCAGATTCAGATGAAGAACTTTCTTTATCACTATCATTTAAATTAATCTTATTCAGTTCAATTAAAATATCATTATTAGCGTTAAATATATCGTCTCTATTATCTTCTAATAATACTGAATTATTCATTATGTTTTTTTTTATTATTTTCATTGAAATATTTTTTTGAATTTTTTTTTCACTATTTTTATAAAATTTTATAGCAGTGTTGATATTTTGAGTATCTTTATTTATATCAAAAATTTTGATAAATAATATTTCATCATCTGGTTTATCTATTATTATTGATAGGTTATTTTCATATGTTGTTAACCTACCTTTATAAAAAAATTTTTGATCTCCTATAATTTCAAACTCAACATCATTTTTACTTGAAGTTTTATCAATCTTAATACATAAAAATTTATTTATTTCTAAAACTTCTATAAGATTTGTATTTTGCCAATTAGAATCCATTAAATTATATTTAATTAATACTCTTTAAGTAATTATTGCTTCCATCTATTACCACAATTTAAACATGTTATAAATATTGTCATTGCTTCATCGGCACTTCTAGTTTGAAGTTCATAGTAAGAAGTTTTTCTACTCTTACATCTTCTACATTTAAATTCATCAGTCATAGCATGTTGCTGATTTTTGTACATTGCTTCTTCTCTTTTAAATTTGTTATCAAGCAATTTTTTCCAATGTTTTGGAAATATCTCTTGATAACTCATTTTTCCTATATATCCTGGATTTACTAAAATTTGGTTGATTAAATAATCATTTTTAATATATGAATCAGTATCTAAATTAGTATATATTGAACGACACTTATTCATGTAAATTTTTTTGAAATTTATATTTTCCCATTTTTTTACTATTTTTCTTTTGTCACAAATTTCACAAACATTATCTAAAATTCCAGTTTCCAATTTATTAACTATTTCATCCTTTTTGTTAAATTTTTTAAATAATTCTCTCATTGAAACTCTTAAATCATTGATGATGTATAAATTATCTTCATCAGAATCCATAGATTCAATTATGTATGTATTTTCGGTTTCATCGTCAAGTGTTAATTTATTTGAATCCCAATCAGACCACGAATCGTTATTATTTTTTTTTGTTTTTCCTATAATTTTAGGTTTTTTTATTTTATTACTTATAAATTTATCTTCCTCATCTGTATTATCTTCATCAATATCTTCTAAATTGTTTAAATCATCTTCAAAGTCGTTCTCTTCTATTTCTTTATCATCTTCGCTTTCGGAATCATATTCCTCAATTTCAATATCCGATTCTTCACTTTCTGTTTCTTGATCACTTATATTAATACCTTCAGAATCACTATTATAACCAAATAGTTCCCCATAATGTTCCTCATACTGAGAACATTCTAAATCTAATAAATTTTTTTTTTCATTTACTTTTACAACTAATATATCACCAAATATATTAGATTGATATGTTTTTTGAGGAGGAAGTTCATGATTATTTTCTAGATCTTTTATTCCTTTAATATGTCCATATGCTTCTAAATAATTATCGTCTCCTATATTCCATTCTCCTAATTTCAAACACTTTCCATCACCCAATTTATTCAAATATAATTTTATTAGTTTATTATTAATTAATTGACTAGAAGTTTTTAAAAGCATATTTGATTTAATTTTTAGACTAATCTGATTTATATTACCATCGACTAATAATATTACAGCTTTCATTATGTTATATATTTTTCTTAAATAAATTTTAAATCAATTTTAAAACAATTAATTAATTTAAAATTGATTTAACATTATTAATTCAATTTAGTATAAAATGGACTATAAATTAATATTAAAAAACTTGTTAAAAGATAATGAAAAAAAATCTAATTATTTAGTTATTTATTTGGGAGAACATTTAGATGACATGGTATTCAATAAAAATATAAATAATATTGATCAGGTACTTGTCAAATACAAGCTAGATAACCCAAAATTTAAAAATATTAAATACAAAGCATATAATCATTATAACTTAAAATTAGAGATTAGTAATAAGTTAAGTTGTACTAAAAATGTATTTGTAGATAGTACCGATGTATCACTTAATGATATAGATATGCATATAACTTTTTGGAATATACATCAACTTGATAGTTCTGAGTTTAGTTGTCAAAAAGAATATCATTATGTGAAAGAAGATAATAGAGTTTTATTTAGTTTTAACAATAATATAAATGTAATTTTTGAGGATAAAAGTATTTATTTAAAACATAAAATTCAACCTAATAGTCTTAAATTTTTAGATCAAATTTCGTTTTATATTTCAGATTTGGTAAAAATAATAAATCTGTATAATAGTAATGAAACTTAAAAAAGTTCTTAACATTTATGATTTAATATTTGCTGGATATGGATTTATAATTGGTGCCGGTGTTTATACTCTATTAGGATTTACATATAAGTATAGTAAAAATAACATGTGGATATCTTTTGTATTAGGGGGTTTGGTCAGTCTATTATCTGGTTATAGTTATGCTAATTTATCAAAAAATTATAAAGATAGTAGTGCGGAATACGATTATGTCTCTAAAAATATTTCAAAAGAGGCGGGAATATTAGTAGCTTTTTTTTTAGCAACTACATCAATATTCTCAATCGCAACTCTTTGTAATGTTTTTTCACAATATTTAGGAAAATATGTTAGCGTTAATCCGATTTTAAGTAAAATACTTATAACTATTATTTATGCTCTAGTAAATATTATAAGTGTGAAGGGGTCTTCTAACTTAAATATAGTGATGTCATTAGCGGAAACTTCTATATTATTAATTTTAATTTTAGTAAGTTATAAGAATTGGAACATAACAGTTTCAAATAATATTAAAGGTACAGCGCAAGGAGCTTTTTTTACTATATTTGCTTATTTAGGTTTTGAATCAATAGTAAAATTAAGTGAAGATACTGAAAATCCAGAAAGAGATATACCTAAGGCTATATTCATATCTATTATAGCGGCTACTTTGGTTTATATTGGGGTTTCATTATCTGTAAGTAGTATATTGAAATCTTCATTATTAACTTCAATATCACCAATATCAGATTCATTTAAGGTATTGTATGATGAAAAATTTACTAAAATGATTGATTCAGTAGCTATAATGTCAATTTCCAGTTCCATATTATTAACAATTATGTCTAATTCACGCCTAATATATGGGGTATCAAAAAAAAACATATTTCCTAAATTTTTTAGTAAAATCAATGAGAAAACTAATACTCCTATAAATGCTATAATATTTACTAGTGTAATTCCTCTAATATTATCTTTTTTAATTAACACAGAGAATTTGACTATAATAACAAATATTTTTATATTTGTAGTTTTTAGTTTAGTAAATTTGTCATCATACATGATGGATTTAAGAATGAACAATAAACAAAACATTGTTTCTCTATTTGGTTTTATATCAACCATAATAATGGTTTTGTTTTCAAGTTTAAAATAATCATTTAAAACTTAATTATTATTTAATTTATGAACAAGCATAGTTATAACGATATTAATAATATAATTTATGAAATTAAGGATCCAAATGAAATATTGGAAAAATGTGATACATCTAAATCACTTTTTATATTGTTGGAAGATTCTAATAGTTATTTATGGAGTAATTTAATTGCCAAATATTTTAGTGATTATAAATCTCAAAAATTAAAAAATATTTCTCACAAAGACTTTTACGTTTTGTTATATTACTGTGAAAAAATGGGAATATTATTATTTGATTTTTTCTTAAAAAAAGCACAATCTTTGATAAATTTATTACCAAAAATATATGATGGAGATCATGTTTGTGTATTAAACGGAATTGTTAATACAGCTATAACCTCAAAAAAGAATAATGTTTTAATGTATAGAGAAATTATACCTAATAAAAATATTATTTGTGTCAAAGATGAAAAAAATTACAATAATTTTTCATATGGCGGGGGTAATTTAAAAATTTTATATTGTTCAAATATTGATTGCGATCAATATGTAAACAAAATAAGTCTTCACGAAGAAATTTATATTCCTAGTAGAGAATCAAATTTGGTATATGGTCTTTACAATCCTAATAATTAAAAATTAGCATAATGATTTATTATAGTGTATGGGGCTATTGTTGGCTTTATATAAAAAATACAAGCAGAAAATAAATAAAGTAATAATAAAAATTTAGCTTGAGTCATTTTTATACATAGTGAATCATAATAACTATTTCCGATATAATTTGATAATTCTGTCATAAAACATTTATTTTTGAACACAAAATATGTAAAAAAAAGAAATAACAAATAAAAAATATAGTATCTTAATAATTTAGGAGGTAAAAAGATTCCAAATTGTATAATTATTACACCAATTATATGAATAAAATTTATAAGATAGACTAATTTCTTATTTGATACATTTTTTGGAAACAAGCTTGTGTATGTATGTACTACACAATTTTTAATTAAGTCTTTATTAATCATATAATATATAAATATTATAATTCTATTATTAAATCTTCTATTTTCCAGTATTCATATTTATTAGAAACTTTCCTTCTTATAATAAATGGCGTTTTTAATTCTGTCAATTCTTTCTCAGCCATTTGAATCACATTTATCATTCCAGAAACATCTGTAAGTGGTTTAGCTCCTTGTGATATTTGTTCTGCCCTCATACCAATTATTTTAGCCCTTTCAAATTTAGTTAGTATGTTTTTTGTTTTATTTTCAGTTTTTATTGTATCATAGTTGGTAATCACGTCTTTAATACTATGATATTTTGGTTCAGCATTATCAATTTCGTCTTCTTCATCATAATCACTATAAGTTAAAATTTTTGAATCATCCATAATATTTTTATATTATATTTTTTTTTAATTTTTAAATCAATTTTAAAATTAATTGATTTAATCTAAATACCAAGTTGATGGTTCAGTTTTGGCTTTTTGACAATCACAACAAATGTATACATATTTCATTCTTTCATCATCATATTTTATATAACTAATTTCAGGAGTATCTCCTCCCGCGCAGTTAGGATTGGGACATTTAACATTTTTGACACGTGGTAATGTAACATCTAAATAAGTATATTTATTAATTACTGAATCTCTTTTAATAGAGTCAATATTATAATTCATAGAATATACACAATTATCTTTTAGTATACTTTTTGACTCTTCCTCACTATATGTTTTATCACATGTTTTACATACATAACCCAAACTAGAGGGAACATTATTGGCCGGGTCTCCTAATAATTTTATTTCAAGCATATTTTGACAATGTTCGCAAAAATTCATTGTAGATATCTTATATAAATAAAATAATTGTATATTTAAATCAATTTTTTATAATAATTAATTATAATAAATTTTTATAAAATTTCCATCTATGAGAGCCATTAGTAAGTTTTTGAACTATCCAATATTTACCATCGTTATCAGATTTTTCAATATGTCCCTCAGGAAGGTTCTTTGATAGTTTATTGGGAGATTTTCTTTTATTTATATTTTCCAAATTAAGATCGTTTTTAGGTTCCGGACCTTCATTTTTTTCATTTTCTATAGATTTCACATCACTATATTTACTTCTAAGGTTCTGTTCTATACTTAAAAATTCTTTTTTTAATAGATCGTATCTTGGAACTAATCTCAAACTGTAAATTTGAGAGTTTATTTCAGTATTATTTAAATGAGACCTACTGTCAAAATGTTTGTAAAATATATTAATATTTTTTAGAAAATGTTTATTCATAATATCACGAAAACCTTCAAACCCTCTAGGTGTATTCTTTAACATTTTTAAAATAGCTATGCTATAGTTAGAATAATAAATTATTTTATTGTACTCTATACTTTTTATTCCTTTTTCAAGTTCCCACCCTGGTTCATTTTGAATTGGGTTAGAATTCATAAGAGATTGTATCGATAATAATACTGTATTAAGTGTCATGCACGATGTCCACCCAGGTCCCTGCCAAGTTCCTAAAATTGATACACATACTTTACCGTTAACATATAAGTTAGGATTAAATCTAATACTTGGATCTAATGTACAAAATAATACTTTAGGGGGATATAGTGGATAATTATTAGGAAATTCAATATCAAAGAAATAGAATCCATTTTCATATGGGGTATCTTTAGGTCCAATAATTAAAGCTTTAGCTTTGGACATATTTACATCATCTGGTATTAAATAAATTCCACATTCGTCTAACCCACTTTTTTGATATTGTTTAATATCTATCATAATTCTTTTTTTCATTAAATTAGACATTATTTATTATTTTTTATTGATTTCTTTTTAAATCAATTTTTTTTTAACATGATTATAAAGTCATTATCCTGAAAAAAAATTTGATTCTGATTTTTTGATTATAAATTAAAATACTTAAAAAATTTTATCTGATATATATAAAATGTCTGTCAACCAAAATTGCAAAAATTTAGATGAATTTTTAAAAACACATAAAACTAATAAAAATGCGGGACAAGAATATACACATACAGCTATAGGATCGCAAGCTCATGGAGTGTATCCCGGTTCTTATACTATATATGATAAAGATAAACAAGAATTCTATGAATTATATAATAAACAAGTATTTACACATGGTAAAAAAGCATATTTGACAGAACGACATTCAAATGTTTCTCCAATTCTTATAGATTTAGATTTTAGATTCAATTTTGATATTAAAGATAGACAATATGATGATAACTTAATCATAAATTTTTTAAAATTATATGTATCTGAATTAATAAGTTTAGTTAATGTGGATCAAAGTAAGATTGTAGCATATATATTAGAAAAAACATCTCCAGTATCTGACGAAGTGAAAAATTATACAAAAGATGGTATACATATAGTATTCCCATATATTGTGACATCACCGAATATTCAATATGTCTTAAGATATAAGATGATATCTTCAAAAAAGTGTAAACAGTTATTTCAAGATATGAATGTATCCAACACTTTAGATGATATTTTTGATATAGCAGTTATTGAAAGAAACAATTGGCAAATGTATGGTAGTACTAAACCTGGGTGTGAACCATATAAATTAACTAAAATTTCGTCCTTATTAGAAATAAGCAACGAATTTAAAAATTTAGATATATCTAATTATACTGAAGATACATTCAAATTAATAAAAACATTAAGTATCCAAGACTATAATGAGAATGATACGGTAAGTCTGATATGCGAGAAAGTACAAGAATTTGATAAATTTTTTGAAAAATTACCTGCTAAACATAAAAAAAGAAAAAATAGATCCGACAAATCAAAAAGAAAAAAGAAATCGCCAAAAAGTAAACAAGGCATGGTTGATCAACATACACTTAACTTATGTCAACAACTTATAGATATATTATCAATACCGCGAGCAGACAATCATGATAATTGGATGAGAGTAGGGTGGTGTTTACATAATATTGATGATAGATTATTAGATGATTGGGTTAAATTTAGTTCAAAATCTGAAAAATCAAAAACACCGGGCGTAGATCATGGTAGATCTAAAGAAAGATGTATTCATTTATGGGATCAGATGGATGATGACGGTCTTAAAGAAGGAAGTCTACATTTATGGGCTAAAGAGGATAATCCTAAAAAATATCAATCAATCACTTCTAATAATTTAAGAGGGTATTTATTAAGGAGTCTCAATTGTACTCACTACGATATCGCTCAAGTTGTTCACGCCAAATTCAAACATGAATTCCATTGTTCATCTAGTAAAAAAAAGGTATGGTACCAATTTAAAAATCATAGATGGCATTTGTTAGATGACAATGTTGAACTTAAAACAAAAATATCAAATGATATTGTAAATGAATATCTTAGTTTTTCAGCTGAAACAGCTAAGAAAGCGGCAGAAATGGAGGCAGATGATCCTAATAAAGATACTGAAATGGAAAAAGTAAAAAAGATAGCTACTATAGCTCTAAAACTTAAAGTCACAAATTTTAAAAAAAATGTTCTTGACGAGTGTACTGAATTATTTTATAGAGACAAATTTGAAGAAGAATTAGATAATCGTATTGATTTAATTGGGTTTGAAAATGGCGTATACGATCTTGAGAAAGAAGAATTTAGAGATGGGCTACCTGAAGATTTTATTTCAAATACTACAGGTATATGTTATGAAGAATATAATGACTCTGACGAAGATTTACTAGATGTAAAAAACTTTTTAGAACAGGTATTGCCAAAAAAAGAAGAAAGAGAATATGTTATAACATTATTAAGTAGTTTTATTACTGGTAAAACGGGCGAAGAAAAGTTTCACATTTGGACCGGAAGTGGGGGTAATGGAAAGTCTAAACTTATTGAACTATTTGAATTATCTTTTGGAGATTATTGTTGTACATTACCTATTACTGTATTAACTAGAGGAAGATCAAATGCTGATGTTGCAAATCCAGCTTTAGCAAGAACCAAGGGTAAAAGATTTGCATGTCTACAAGAACCAGAACATAATGAACAAATACACGTCGGTCTTATGAAAGAACTTACTGGCGGTGATAAGATTCATGCTAGAGGATTGTACAAAGAACCTATTGAATTCAAACCTCAATTTAAATTAGTATTAACCTGCAATGAACTTCCAGGCATACCTGCCAATGATAGAGGCACCTGGAGAAGAATAAGAGTAGTTGAATTTATATCTAAATTTACTGATGATCCTGATCCAAATGAACCATATGAGTTCCCTATTGATCATGAATTAAGTGAAAAGCTAAGAGAATGGCCCGAAGCATTTATGTATATGTTAATAGAAAGATACAAAAAATATAAAAGAAATGGTCTTAAGGAACCTCCTTCGGTTAAAAAGAATACTGAAGATTATCAGGCAGATAGCGATATATTCAAACAATTTATGAATGAAAAGATTATAGAACTTGATGCTGATGTAATGCCACCAGGATCAAATAGTGGATTAAAATTAGATGATGCTTATTTCGCATTTTTAGAATGGTATAAGCAAGCTTGGGGGGGTGGTAGTAAAACACCAAATAGAAAAGAATTACGTAAAGAAATGGAGAAGAATTATGGAAAACCAAATCCGGGAAATATTTGGAATGGAATTGTCTTTCGCAATGAAGATACTCATGATATTTTAGATTTTTAAGTCTTGTAGTATTTTTTGTAGATAAAAAATCCTCCTAATGCTAATAATACTAATATCATAGCTAATAAAATAATTTTTTTAATTTTGTTATAGTAATCTAATATTTCGTTTTTTTTTACAATATTTTCTAGTAATCTACCTTCTTTTTCTAAAATCATTTTATTTTTCCTTATGGTATCATTTTGATTATTGGTTTTTTTTTCCAAATCTCTAACAATTATATTATTTTTTAATTTAAACTTAAATTGAACATTGTGTATATGAATACGAGTATTCAATTCTTTCATTAGTTGATTGAAGATGTTCTTATAATTAGATATTTTACGATTCAAGTCTACATTTTTATTTTTAATTATTATATTATTTAGTCCTTTTTCTCCATACTTTATTAAATCTATTTTACCTTTTACTTCGTTAATATTACTATTAAGGGTATTTTTAACCAATGAATATTTTTTAAAATTTTTTTCTAAATTATTTAGTTCCCGTAATTTTTGACATTTTTCGTCGCAGTTTGGATCATTTATTTTTTTTGAATTATTAGCACCCATTAATATTTATAAAGTTTTTTATTTATAATTTTCTTTAATTATTAATTTTCTAAAAAAGATTATTTTTAATGTATTTTTAGCAAAATTATAAAATTGATTTTTTTTTATGATATACAAAAGAACAATGAGTACTTTGACCATAAAAATAGTATCTAAAAAATATAATAAAATATTATCCAGAGCAGAAGCATATTTAAAAAAAGTAAGATCAGATGAAAAATATTACTTTTTAGAAAATTTTATGTTTATAACATTATTTCCATCTAAAAATAAAATTACATCATATGAAAAAACAAATGACGGACTTTTACTAAAATTTAAAAATGATAAACAATGCCTTAATACTTTAAAAACATTTGAGAATAGTCCTTTTTTTAAGAATTTGAAAAAGAAAATGTATTATAATAATCTAATATTTGAGGTAAATAGTTTTTAATTATCTCATCATTCTAAAACAGATGCGCGTTTATTGTTTAATAATTTTGAGGTATTACTACATTTAGTACCCAAGTATGGTGTCCATTAATAACTTTTTTATTTTTATAGTCAATAAAGACTATCCTCCCGAATCAAAAACAATATTACCATCGATGTCTTTGATACTTTATAAGTTAATGCTTCATAATTGAATCACGCATTTATAGTCTAAATAAACCATAAAAAGTAGCTAAACAATAAAGATATATTTATTATTTCTTAAGTTTCAATAATCTAGAAATATCATATATTTGGAAAGTATTAATATTTAAATATGTTATAAAAATTTAGGCTTCCAAGCACAAAAAAAAAGTAGGAAGGTATTAACCATAGTGGAATATATGAATTAAGAAATTTATTTTTATATTCTAGAGCTCCTGTATAATGTATGATGATAGATTCAATAATCACTCCCCAAATCATAAAATTAATCATAGTTAATGCTAATGCTTTTTTATCTTTTCTATCTGATATAAAAAAATACACAAATATCAAGAAAATAGATATCAGGAAAGATTTATAAGAATCATGAAAATATACCAAATTCAAAATGTGCAAAATTGTAATTGTGTTTATTAAAATAGTTTCTTTTGATATAATTTTACTATAAAATTTATTCATATATTATAGTAAATTATAATATTTTGGTATCATGCTAGTTATTAAAAGTTATAGATTAAATTATTAAGCTAAATTACTTTTGATAGAATTTTCTAATTTTTCTTTATCGGCACCAGTAATTTCATCTACTTTTTTACCATCTTTATATATTTGGAATGTAGGTAAACATTGAACTCCCGCTGTTTCAGATAATTCTTCTGCTTCATCTATATCTACCTTAAGAAAAGTAGCTTCATACTTCTTACTTAACTCTTCATAAAATGGAGCTATATTTTTACAAGGGCCACACCAAGTTGCCCAATAATCTATAACTACTAACTTATTTTGTTCAAGTTCATCCTGAAGTTCTTTTACCTGACTTATATTTTTTACCATTTATATAATATGAATTATAAATTTTTTATCAATTTTATACTTATTGTACTTAATAAGTTGGATTAAGAAGCCAATAAGATAGTTTAGATTTATTATCTTTTTTATTTAATTCATTATTGAGTCTATCACAGTATTCAAAGCAATTGTAAGTTAAATCGTTATAATTTAAATTTAATTTTTTCTTTTTTTCAATTTCTGTGTTTATTTTTTTTTTTAAAACATTATGATCTGGTAGGTTAATATTACCTATTATATAATTTATAAACCACTCTGATTGAAGATAAGATACTTGAATCCAATTATAACTTGGAGTGAATCCAATGTAGCCACATTTTTTTTGATTAATATCTAAAATATGTAAATAATTATATTGATTGTTTTCATTTTTTAAAAAATTTAAATCAGTTTCATATCCTGTACACATAATAATTAAGTCGGAGTATATTATTTTTTTTGATTTTAATACTAAATAATTTTTGTATAATGAATAAGGCTCGTCCTTTATAAATTTTATAATATTTTTAGATACCATATTATAAATAAGCTTATTGCTCATTACAATATTAGTATGATCAAATATACTATTAGGAATTTCAAATGGACTGAGAAATAAATATTTTACTATAAAACTTATTATTAAAAAAAAAAATATACTAGGTATTTTCGTCGAAATCAATAATGAAAATCTATTAATGAAAAAATAAGTATATATACCAAATAAACTTTCTAATACATACCATTTTTCTTTTCTATAAATAACATTTATATTTTTTGTTAATGCTGGTAAACATTTCAAAATATCCACGCAAGATGCACCATTACCAATTATTGTAATATGTTTATTAATCAATTCTTCTTTTTTTAAATGTTTGTAATCTTTGGAATGTACTATTTTTCCCCAGAATACACTTTCAGATTTTAAATTTATATTTTTAGATGAGCCAAATATTCCGGAACAGATCGCAATATAGTTTGATTTAATTCTATTTTGTTTTTCATTTTTTAAATAATTAATTTCCCAATGTTTTTGATTTACAAATTTAACATTATTAACTAAACAATTATAATTTATATTTTTAATTTTAGAAAAAATTATGTATTGTTTTAAATAATTTAATATTTGATTTTTTTTAGGAAAAACAGGATAAGATTCGGGCATATCAAAATCAGGAAATTGATAAAATTTTTTCGGCGATTGAATTGAAGTAGAATCCATTGCTTTTGTAAACCAAACTCCTCCTAAACTTAACTCTTTTTCTAATACTATATATTTTAGATTGTATTTTTCAGCCCACTTAGCACAACAAATACCACTTATACCAAATCCTATTATACATATGTCATACATTACTAATTAAAAAAAAAAAAAAAATAATAAATAAACTTTTAATTTAACTTTCAATAATGTCAAATAAAGCCCAACCTCCGTATAAATGGGGTGGGTCCTTACTTTTTGTAAGTCTTATTTTACCTTTTTTATTATCAATGTACGTATCCAATGAAAAATTATCAATTTTAATAGTTAATCTATTTTCAGTAATTAATTTTATATCAAAAACTCCTAATTCTAATAATTCACTTATTTTAGAAAATTTAAGTTCATACTTTGTGTTTCTCTTTAAAACGTTCATAGTTATTTCAGGATATTTAAAGCTTGTTATACAATAACCATTTTCAAATTTATTTAGAATAAATTGAGAAGCCGGATCTTGTTTCAATTTATCATTATTTATTAGCTTTATAGTATAATTATCTTCAGATTTGTGTATAAACATAAACTGATTCTTAAACCCCTTTCTTTTACTAACAATATTAACCGGATTAGTTTTGGTACAATCTTCTTTGATTATATCTTGCCAACATTTTTTTATGTTTTTATCATTAACATCTTTTGTACTTTTATTCAGTAATTTTGATTTTTCTTCTTCACTAAAATTAATTTTTCTTCCTTCTCTTTTACCGTATTGAAACCAATGTAGTCGTCCTTTTGATATGTCTTTATTAAACTCCTTTGTAAGATCCTTATAGTATTTCAAATAATATAATATATCCTCATCTGAAGGCATATTAGCATTTGAATTTAAAATGTGGTATATGTCTTTATTCCAATATAAATATTCATAGTGAGGTTGATCACTACCAGATAGCTCGTCTCTGTACTCCGTATATTGTTGTAATATAGTTTTATTGTTTGTTTTTATCGTTTGTAAATGATTCTCAATATTCCAAGATAGATCATTGATGGAATTTTTAGAATAAAATTTTAAATAGTTATCACTTAAGGGTATAGGTCCGGTAAGTATTGGCGTATATCCGTAATCGTAACTTAGAGTATTTTTAACAACATCTTCTATACAATTCAATATTAATGGATTTTTCTCATTAAGTGCTAATAAGCAACTTTGGATACCTATAGGTTCTTCTACCAAATGTTCTTTATCTAATAAATTTTCAAATTTAAAATCGTTCATTTGTTTATATTTTACATCCACATATATACCGCCATGTTTATAAATATAACAAAATCTGAATAGATCACTTTTATAGGAGTATGGTTTCAATATTTTAAAAGCCTCATTAATATCACTATTAAAATTTTCTAAGATGAACGTTGATGCGCTTTCCAAATTAAAAATTTTAATATCAAGATTAGGATTTGTTTCAATCCAATCATTTATGTTTTCTTTCATTTTATTTGGTAAATTGCTGTCATGATAAAAAGATACTAATTTATTAGGAATTCTCATATATATTATTATACATAAAATATTATTATAATTTATTCGGTCTAAAATTACACATTTTTTATTTAAATTAGCTTTAAAACTATATTTATAGCTAATTTATAGTGTATCAATAACACCATTATAATGAAAATCATACATATTTTTTTATTTAAAAATATGTATGATCTTAATTTTGTAAATATTAAATTCAAAATCATTCATCTAATGTGTAAAGTACATCATTATTAGAGTATACTGGATTTGAATAACTTGTTATAGTCTCAGCACAATTTGGTCCATAACTACGATTTTTATATCTTCCTTCTAAATTTGATAAATCATTATTAATTGTTCTATTATTTAGCAATTTATTAATAAAAAATCCCAGTGCTACAAATATAAGGATAATAAGTATACCTACAATAACCCACATTACTATTTCTCCAGTATTACCATCATCCCCGTTGTTAGCAGGATTCGTAGGAACTATAGTAGGGGGGATTGATGGTATAAAAATATCAGTGTATCCACTAGATGTATTTAAATGATTTGTTGTATTAACAAATAGTTGTGCTCTGTAGTAATAATTACTTATTTTTGGTACGTAAGATTCTTCTCTAAATTTTTTTAAAAATAATTTATCGTATTCTAAAGTTTGATTATTTTGATTTAAAGTTTGATATTCTACAATATAATTCACTGTGCCATTTATATCTGAAACTTCATCTATAGTTAACTTTAAATATGATTCATTGAAGTCGTAAATTTTAGGTTTATTTGGAATAGGAGGGAGGCCCGGTTCTGTTAGTATATTTAATTCACCTTGATTACTACAAAATCTACTATTACAAGAAATTAAAGTCAAACTGTAATTTGTATTATAGATTATAGGTATTTCTATTTCATTGTTAAGAGTTGTGCCTATTATTGATAAATTTTTATTATTAATTATAGTATAACTATAGTTAGTAAGTATTCCATTGATTATTTCGTTCGTCCAATTAAATTTTATATAAAAATTATAATTTCTTTCTATAATATTCCATACTATTTCGGGAGTTTCAGGCACTCCTTCACAACTGGAAAAATTGTAATAAGAATAATTTCCATAACCTATTTGAGTAGAAGCTCTAATTTGAAAATTATATTCTTTGAATAAATTTAAATTACTCAGTATAATTTGATTATCACTTGTAGTTTGATTTGTAACTAAATTGTCATTATAAAACAAATTATACTCATATTTTTCTAATATACCATTAAGCAATACCGGGGGTTCCCAATATATTACATTATTTAAATTTTGACAATTATTTGATATGTTTTGTGGTTTCCCAGGATATGATGGTAATGTTGAGCTATTAATACTTGTATAGTTCCCACAATATTCCCCTACACAACCTGAAACCATAAACATATAATTCCTAAATGATTCCAAATTATTTAAAGATATATAGTTGTCATTGATTTGTCCTTCTATAACTGTATCACTATGAAGCATATAATTGTAATAATCAACATTAATAGAATCCCAAGTGAAATCTAAAGAATTAGTTGATTGAGATGCTAAATTTAAATTTTGAATATTTTCTAAATTTTTTGTTTTTAATACCAAAAAATTACTATATGATCCATTTTTATTATTATAGCAATAAATATGATATTTATACAGAGTATTATTATTCAAATTAGAGTCTGAATAATTATAATTATTACTATTATCCGAAAATACTTCACTTATTAATAAAGAATTATTTCTATAAATATCACAACCTAAAATAACTCCATTTGTTCCATTGCTAAATTCCCAATTAAGATTAATACTATCCAGAGATATCTTATTGGCACTAAGTATTATATTCGATGGGGTGCTTTCCATACAGATATCATTATCTAATAAAGTACCAAGTGGACAAGTGTTAACACATGTTATACCCGATATATAATTTTTACAGAATTGACAATTCCGAGGCCCACGATCCCAACAACCTAAACAGTTGTTATCGCAAGAAGGACAATTATCATTATTATTTTCTAGATGTATCGATTTATTCGTTATAAAAGACCAATCAATTGTATCTACATAGCATAATCCTAGATCATCATCCGCTATATTATTTTTAATCACAAGAGAATATTGATTAAGATATAAATCATTTCCTTGTATAGATTCTATATTTTTTAAACCTTTTAGAGAATGCAAAGAATGACTATCCATAACAACTAAATAGCCGGTGATATTTGTTAATTTATTAAGATAAAGTTCATTTAATTCATATTCCCCAATTATTACTAAATTTCCGTCAATTGTAGTACAATTCTGTAATTTAGTAATTTGTGAATTATCATTTATGTAAAAAGTTCCATCATCGGGAATACAAATTTCAGAACTCGAATATTTTACTAAACATAAAAGAAATGAAAGAAATAGCGTGTACATAAAAAAGTACATATGTATTTCTTTAAATTGTATTTTAAAATTTGAATCAAAAAAAATCAACTTGTAAATCTGAAAAATGGATTTTTTAGTGTCTGATTCTTGGTCTAGTTTAGGATGTGTTATTAGATGGTACGCCGCTAAATTTATAGATCTAACTAAAACAGATAATATTTGTTATAAGATTAATACAAATCCTCAGTATTTAAGGGCAACTTCTTTAGACGATGGACTTAAATTAGAAATAAGTATTCCATTTGGAACTACTAATATTAATTATAATAATACACCAATCAAACTTGAATTGACTAAAGAAGGTATCCCACTTACGGTGGACGGTCATAATGAAAATACTAGATATCATTCAGAGTTAAAATTGTCTATTGGTAAAGAAGATGTTGAAAATAAAGAAGATGCTAAAAAGATTTTGGAAAAATTTGTTTTAGAAGGTATAAAAGAGTTTGGTAAGAATATTTTAAGTAAACCTAAGATCAAAAATAAGTTGTCTTCTTATATTTATAGTGAAAATAAAGAATGGGAATTATTAAATAAAAAAAATATAAGGGCTAAAGACACCATATATTTAAATGATAATAAGTTTGATACGATTCTAAATAATGTGAAAAAATTTTTAAGTAATGAAACTGAGGAATATTATTTTGGTTTAGGAATACCATATAAATACAATATACTGCTCCATGGGCATCCGGGTACTGGGAAAACCAGTTCTATTTATGCTCTTGCGGGTGCGTTGGGATTAAACATATGTGTTGTCAATTTTGACTCGGAAATGAATGATAAAACATTAATTAGATGTATACAGAGGGCGCCAAAAGATACAATTTTAGTATGTGAAGATATAGATGTTCTTTTCCAAGAAAGAAAAAAAAATGATGATTTCAAAAACAATTTGACATTTAGTGGATTATTAAATTGCTTAGATGGGGCGGCATACCGAGAGAGACAAATTATTGTTATGACTACTAATTATGAATGTAATTTAGATAGCGCCTTAAAAAGACCAGGAAGAATAGATTTGAGTATAAAATATGAATTTAGTAATAAACAAGTGGTAGATACTATGTTTCATAAATTTAGACCAAAAGATGTAAATTTTAAAAAATTTTATAATCATGTTGAATGTTATAATATAACGCCAGCTTGTCTTCAAAAGTATTTTATTGAAAATATGTATGAAGATAACATAATTACAAATATTGAAACTTTAAAAAATACATTAAAAAATAACAAAGGGGATAAACCTCAAGATTTGCTTTATAATTAATTAGTAAAAGCTAAACCAGCCATACCTGACATTATACGCATAACATTATAATTTATGGCAAATATTTTAAGTCTAAGATCACTATAATATGAGCCGGCCGATGTAAATTCTAAATTTAATGTAGATATATCTAATTTACTAAAATTACAACTACCTGTTGGATGTATATCTTCTGGATCAAGACAAAAAGAATACATATAAATAAACTTATTTGTTGGTATAGCTGAATGATGATTATATGGCTGTACTAATCTATGATATTCAGCTGATCTAGGAGCATATCTTTCTACCCCATTAAATTTAATTGTTGCGGTTTTGAATTCAATTTCTGTAGTAGAAGCAGCTAAATTTGGACCAAACTCAAGTAAACAATTTCCTTCTGCATGATATTGTTTGGCTAATCTATTTTCATTTGTAATTGTCCAATATATAGCCTTCACCGGCTGTGTAAAAGGCAAATGTGTATAAAATCTGTTAGCATCTAATCTTATGGTTTCTTCCCCAGCATATTGCACTTGTTCAATTACATACTCATGATTTTTTTCTACAAACATTTTTCTTTCTTTATTATCTAAAAATATGTAGTCTACAAATAAAGATGCGGATGTTAAAGAAGGTATTGTAACACTTGTACTGGCAGAATCTGTACGTAGAAGTTCATTTACAGCTCTAAACTCAATATTAATTTTTACGTCTTGGTGTTGAAGAGCTACTAATGGTATAGAATTTCCTATTTTTTTACAAAACCAAAAATGTAAAGGTATATATAATTTTAACGCTTTTTTGCCACTTATTACTTCTCCAGCACCATTAATTCCATCACTCCTTTCTCCTATCATTAAACTGTGAGCTTCTTTCTTAGTATGATTATTAGTCATAGAAGACCATATTTCTAACCATTCACTATTATGTTTATCGTATACTTCTCCTCCTATAACTATTTCAACATTTTTTATTAATGAATGTCCTATTTTATTTGTCCACCCAACATATTCCGGTGGGGTCTTGGTATACCCATCTGTAGGTTGTGTTAAAGCGGGTAATTCTACTTCTAAATACATTTTATGTATTAAATCTCCAGTTTTTTGAATCTTACATGAAATTTTTCTTCCAAATCCAGGTTCGGCACCAAATGTTTGTTCCATAGATTCCATTGAAAAATGTGTATGTTTATAGTGTACCCCCTTAAAAAAGGTAATTTGCGGATTACCGGTAAGATATGTATCTTGAGATCCGTAAGCTGCTAATTGTAATAAGCCTCCTCCCATTATATATATATATATTATATTTTTTTATGATATAATTCGCAATCATTTAAATTTAATCTTATTATTTTTTCTTACTTATATATATATATATTATGACAACAAGAAATCCTACATTTGACAATATCACCATGGGTGGTAGGGGAAATAATAGTATAATTCGTTCTTTAGACATTTCCAAAAATTTATATATAAATAGTTTAGGAGGTTTAAAACTTGGATCAAATGGAGATATTACTATTGAAAATAGCGGAACATATGTGAGTGATGGTAGTATTAGAGACACAAGCGCGCAATCTTTTATAGCTACATTTGTACATGAAGGTAATCATAACAATAGAGCAGGAATTAAGATTCAGTGCGGAGAGGATGATCCAGATAGTGATACAAATGCAACCGTATATTTAGCGGCATATGATGGTCCAGGAGGAGATACTTTATTAGGAACATTAACAAATACAGGCGGAGGTGCATTTGCCGTCACCAGTGTTTCTGATAAGAGACTGAAAAAAAATGTAAGAAATACAAATATCAATGGATTAAAAATAATTAATGAATTAAAAGTTAGGGATTATGAATGGAAAAAAAATAATTTAACTAATACATCTTTTATTGCTCAAGAACTAATGGAAATCTATCCATTGGCTGTATCCGGAAAACAAGAAGATTTCAATGAAAAAACCCAAGAAGGTAATCCCTTATCTGTATCTAATAGCGAACTAATTCCTATTTTAGTAAAAGCAGTACAGGAATTATCTCAAGAAATAAAACAATTGAAAAACAAATTGGAAGATAAATCACAGTGTTAAAACTTATCTAATTTTGAGATACAATTAAAAAAATAATTATAGTTTTTAAATATACTTTAAATATGAATGAATAATTAAAAATACTTTTCGACAATTTTATTTATTTCTGGCGTGATATTTTTTTTTCCGGAGTAAGTAATTACTAAATTATCTTTAGTAAAAATTTCATTTGATAATAGTTTTATATCTTTAGAAGTAATATTCATTAATTTTTTTAATCTTTGTCTCAATGAAACTATTTTTTTATTCCAAAGTATATAGTAACTATAAATATCAGTAAAATTATCAGGTTGTCTATTAAGAATATTACTTTGATATTCTAATTTATAAATGTTCTTAACTCTATTAATATCAACGATATTTCTATTTTTTTTTTTGAAATCTGTTAATATTTTAAATATTTCTAATAAAACAGACGGTATTTTATTATACTCAGCAGTAGTATTGAATATAAAATAACCCATATTTTTATCACTTTGACTAAGATCTAATTCTGTAACAATAGAATATATTAAGCCTTTTTCTATTCTAAGTGTCCTATTAAGTATAGATTGAAGACCATAAGATAGTAGGGTAGATATAAATTTATATAAGCTTGATTCTGTATCATATGGCTTAAGATTTATTTTGAAAAATAAAAATAAATTTGTAGCATTAGTTCTTTTATTTGGTACATAAGAAATTTGATAATTGCGATTTCTTTTAAGAACGGGATATATTGCCGGAGTTCCTCTATTTTTAATTCTACCAAATGTTTTCTTAATAGATTCAATTGTTTTTTTTGATATATTACCACAAACAGTTAATAATGTATTATGATTATTATAATATTTTTCATAAAATTCTAATATATCTTTTATTTTAATTTTAGGTACATTTTTTTTCTTATCATCTTGACTTATACTTCTAGGATGATTTTTAAATAGCATTTTGTCATTTTTATGTTTAAGATTTATCCAAGTTCCATTTAGAATATCATTCAATTCCTCGATTACCGCCATCTTTTCTTGAGAGATAATGGATTTATCAATTTTAAAATTATCGTAGCAATTACATAGCAAGTCTAACATAAAATCACTATATTCTAGTAGACCTTTAAGATAATATTTTGTATAAGTTGCCATAACTTCTGCTCCCGAATCTATTCCAAGATTTTCTATATTTTTTAAATTTTTTTTACCATTAGGATACTTCTTTGATGTAAAAAAACCAAAAAGATGTTCTAGTAAATGAGCAATTTCGTATTTATTTGGATTATCTAGTGGTTCATTATCTTCTCCTATTTTTAAAAAAAGTGAAAATTGTATTACCTTAATATTATCTAAAGGAATAAGCAAACATTTGAAATTGTTTTCTAAAAATATTACTTCGGTCTTTGGTTCCATATAATTATACATATATTTTATTTTAATATTCTTATGGATTTAAAATCATTTTTTTTTAAATTTACTCCATTGTCAAGTATTTCTAGTGCTTGAATATAATTATTTCCAAGTGCTCTTGATAATCCTACATCAACTCTCCAAATTCTTCCATCGCATTTACTATTTATTTTATCTTGGACTGTATGTCCAATTACTATGTGTCCAATATTAAAAAAATCAGATACCTTATTTAGTTTTTTACATGCTTTTTTATCATTTAACTTTCTTGTCCAAAGTAGCCCATCGCCATCTTCAAATAATGATCTAAATGCCTTTTCATCTTGTTTTTCTCCAGTTAGTAGGTATAATCTCATTAAATTATTGACATATTTTATTGAATCTACTTTAGGAATAAATTCTAGGTGATGTGGTAATATACCCCCATGGACGAATATAAAGTCTCCAATTTTTAATAATACATTACGTGAGCATGCTAATCTTTGAGCTAGTAAACCACCCGGCATAAATGATTTACATCTATTATTTATAACTTCATTTTTAGATACATATCTGAAATCGCATTTTACATTCATAAATTCATGATTTCCCAACAATGAATATACTCCTCCGCCGTACATTTTTGCTTGTTCATCAACATTGTCCATGAAATCTAATATTTTTATTTCTCCATAAGCATCTTCATCATTGTGTCTATTTTTACCGTCAAGTTGGTCTCCTACTTGGACTACAACTGTATTTTTTGGGTTTGCGATCCATTTACTATTAGCATCAATAAGTTTTAATTTTATAAAAATTTTTTTTGTTTTTTCCCAATCAGCATGGAGATCACCTATTACAATTATTCTATCTTTTTTAGATAATACGTTTGGGGGAGTATTTGTACACTTCCACATTAATATATAGTAATATTTTGTATTCAGGTTTATAAATTATATTTATTTTATTTTATTTATTTAATTATGTTTTTTTATTTGTTTTATAACTCAACCCTAATAAAATCTAATTCAGAAGGACAAAAAAATATCAATACGCTTATTTATGGGTCAATAATATATATTATTCTACATGCCATATTATTTAGTAGAAATGAATCTACTGTTAAAAATTTAAGGACATATTATTGGTTATTATTTACATTAGATTGTACAAGTATTGGTTTTACATATTTATTGAATAATAATGGAAAACTATTTTACGATAATAAAATAAACTTTGATGCTCCTAAAAATACATTGCAAGAAATAAAAGACTTAAGTAATGAAGTAAAAAAACTTAGTACTCCCAAAAAATCAATACTAAAAAAAAAAAAATCTAATACTGAAAATAAAGAAAATATAGAAAAAAATGTTAAATTTAAGGAAAATATAGAAGAATCTAATTTATTAAACTCAGATATAGATTTTGATAATAAATGTTTAGGTTTAGGTTCAGATGCTTCTGATTATGATTTAGACGATTTTGAAAATTCACTTCGATCTTCAGCGTGATTAATTATTTCTTCTCCAATTAAAGCTCGATATATTTTTTCTAATTTTATGAATGAATTTAGATAATTGTTAGTCATAAAAGTTTTATCATTTAGATAGTTTTTATTGTATTTAATAATGTTTTCATATATATCATCATATTCTTCTTCAGGATTAAGTTTAAACATTTCTAATCTATGAATCCACTCATAATCCTTTATGTCTAATTTTAAATTTACTCTTATTAAATAAAATTTTATTTTTCTCTTATTATAGAGACTTATTATAGATATGATATTTTTATTTTTATATCCATAAGTTTCATTGACTTTATTTTTTATAAAATTAATATTTATTTGTTGGTCCGTCTTAAAAGTATCAAAGTATTTTTTATTTTTAAGTAAAATGCCACTACTATTTAAATATATTTTTTTAGAACTTTTTTGGGATTTTGTGAATATTGGATTAGAATTACATAATAATAGTCCTAAGATTGTTTCATTTTCTTCAATATTATCTAAATCAGAACGGTTAAAATAGATATATTTTTTTTTTTTTACTGATTTAGTTATTTTTTTCATTATTTTAATTTATTGGGAAAAAAAAATTTTATCAATTTTATATTGAGTAAAATTAAATTCTTTTAATATGTTAATGATAACAATGAAACGGGTTGTATTGTCAATTTTAATCATAATTATGGTATTAGCGGTATTTAAGAATAGAAATACAAATACTAATGAAAATAAGAAAACTGATTATTTAGAAATGGTTAATAAATTTATAGGTAAAATCCCTAAATTTACAAATAAAAATAAAAAAGTATGTCAATTTGTTCCCAAAATAACAAAATTTTATAAGCCTTACATTATTGATAAACCAAAGCTTAATGAAATTGTATATACTTTAATATGTGATATTAATAAAAAAAAAAATGAGAAGTTTGTATTATTAAATTATGATTCAGGCACTATTATATCCTTTCCAAATGGAGATACTAGATATATAATTCGTGCTTTTGTTTTCAATAAAAAAAATGGAACATCAAGAAAGGTAGAAATAGATTTACTAATTATAAAAAAGTTAAATAGTATTAAATTGTTTTCAATTAAACTTGGGAAATCTCTAAATAATTTAGATAAGTTGCCCGAAAGTACAACTAACGAAAATTTAAATAGATCAAAATTTACCAATTTATCGGAAAATGTAGATATATCTTTAGACTATTCATTGCTAAGTGAATTTTCAGAAACTCCAGATAATAGTGTTAAATGCGAAGAATCCAAAAATATTAGAGGATTTCATAATTTTCCGTGCAGAAAAGTAGGAGATTGGTGGGATACAAGCGGAATAACAGATATTGAACCTGAAACTGATAAGTGTTATGGGGTGAACTCGACGAATAAAAAAAGAATAAATATATTAGATGATCTTAATGTCACAAGAAAAAATAATAATAAATATTCCTGGCTCCATAGTCTAGATACAGGTATTCCAAGTTTTCCTAATTCAAATTTTTCTCATTCAGGTAGATATGGTTAACTTTCTTATCTTCATTTTTAGGTCTATAGATTATAACTATATAAGAAGTCATCAATCCAAATAAAATCCAGATGTAAGGGAATTCTATATCAAATAAGAAATCTAGAATTGTTAACATATTATTTTTTGATAATGGTGTAGCAAATCTATCTTTGGGTAGTGTAATTAACCCATTTAAATAACATTTGTTTTCGCTATAAGGATAACAGATTTTCATAAAATATAAAATTATAAATAGTAATATACTTGATATAATTATAATTAAATTAATTAGGGTATTTTGGCTAATCATATATTAAATACCAAGATTTTTTAAATTATTTAAATAATTATATGTATCAAAATAAACATTTAAAATTGAAATATATATGTACTTATAACAAAAAAATATAACTTTATGAAAAAACCAAATAAAGAGCTACAGATGATCATTCATGATCTGATTAAAAATCATACCATTAGTAATAATGATCTGATTAATGAACGAGAAGAGATTGTAAACCATATAAAAACAATTTATCAGCAAATTGATATTTTAACAGAGGAAAAGGAAAAATTATTTCTTGAAGAACTTAATCTATATTTAGATTTAAGAATTGTTATACCATGTCCTAATTACACTACAAAAGAAATTGAAAATTTATCAATGTCTATTAAAAAATTAAAAAAGATACCCCAACCCGAACAAAGAACTGAGGAATGGTATAATTTTAGAAATAATAGGTTAACAGCAAGTGATTTAGCAACGGCTATTCGTAAAAATCCATATAGTAATAAAAATAAATTAATTCTAAATAAATGTGGAATATCTGAACCGTGGAATCCTGGACCAGCTATAATCCATGGGGTAAAATTTGAAGATGTTGCTGTTAGTATATATGAAAAAAGAAACAATGTTATTATTTATGAATATGGTTGTTTACCTCATCCTGAATTAGAATGTTTTGGGGCTTCTCCCGATGGGATATGCGACCCTAAGAGCCATAATAAAAATTATATAGGAAGGATGTTAGAAATTAAGTGTCCTTCAAAAAGACCAATAACCGGATTTATACCCGAATATTACCATTATCAAGTACAGGGACAGTTAGAAGTATGTAATTTAAATTACTGTGATTTTTTAGAATGTAAAATTACTGAAATTTCTAAAGAAGAATATTATAAATTAGGTAATATTGAAAAGGGAGTGGTTGTTGAATTACATGATGATGATTTAGGTAAAATGATATACAAATATTCTGAATTATGTATTTGTCCATCAAAAATTGATGATTGGGAAGAAACTATAATAGATACTATATTTTCAAGTAATATGAGTTATATTAAAACTACTTATTGGAAATTATCTGATTACAATTGTTTATTAATTGCTAGAGATAAAAAACTATGGAGTGATGTTGAACCGGAGATAATATCTTTTTGGAAAGAAGTTGAAAAATATAGGTTGGAAGGTCATGAAGAACTTCTACCTAAAAAAAAAAAAGAAAAAAAAAATAAATTCAAAAAAAAAAATATATTTAAATTTTTAAATTAGTTATATAAATAATTGTAAACTGTTTCAGGATTATTTTCTAAATCTTCATTTTTTATATTCTCATTTTCAGATAGTATTTTTAATAATTTTTTGTATAATTTGGACACCATTTTCGTATCTTCTAAAGTTCTATGCGTGCTCTTAAATGGAATTTTAAGATGCGTGCATACATTTTTTAAACTATAACTTTTTAAATCAGGAATTAATTTTTTAGATAATAATAGTGTATCAATAAATTTTAAATTGAGTTTATCAATATCGTATTTCTGTTTTTTTAATATATTTTTCAGAAAAATCTTATCAAAAATATCATTATTATGTGATATAAGATATTTTGAAGCACTATTTCCTAAGAATTCAATAATAGATGGCAGTAAATCTCCAATTTTAGGACTATCTTTAATCATATCATCTGAAATTTTAGTTAATATTTTCAATTTTTGATTTAATGGTAAATAAGTCTTATTTTTATAAGGATTTACCAACGATGTAATATTATCCCCCTTTTGATTTAAAAAAGTGTACTCAATTATTTTATCATGGTATTGATTAAGACCAGTAGTCTCTAAATCATAAAAGAAAATATCTTCACTAGAACTCACACTAAACCACGCAAACATTTTATAATCTATATAAACATAATATTTTTAAATATTAATAAAAAATAAAATTGATTCAAATTTCTTTTATTAAAGAATATTAAGGAACTATTGATACATATAATAATATGAGTATGAAAGTGATAAAAAGAAATGGAGAAAGCGAGGAAGTATCGTTTGATAAAGTATTACTAAGAATTAAAAATCTATCCGAAGATTTAGATGTCAATACTGTGAAAATAGCACAGAAAATTTGTTCTGATATTCATAATAATATAAAAACATCGCAGTTAGATGAACTTGCTGCGCAAGAATGCGCTTCTCTCTTAACAGAACATCCAAACTATGGAAAATTGGCTGGTAGAATTATCATTTCAAATCTTCATAAAGAAACCTCACCATCGTTTTCTGAAGTAATAAAAGATCTATATCATAATAAAGATTTACAACAAAATAACATTCCTCTAGTAAGTCAAGAACTTTATGATATTGTTATGAAAAATAAAAGTAAACTTAATGATGTTATAAAACATGAAAGAGATTTTAATTTAGATTATTTTGGATTCAAAACATTGGAAAGAGCATACTTAATGAGAAAGGATAAAATTGTTTTAGAAAGACCGCAATATATGTATATGAGAGTATCTCTTGGAATTCATGGGCAGGATATTAAGGATGCTATAGAAACTTATAACTTAATGTCAGAAGGTTATTTTATACATGCTACACCAACCTTGTTTAATGCGGGAACCCCTAGACCACAGTTATCTTCTTGCTTCCTTTTAGCAATGAAAGATGATAGTATTTCTGGAATATATGATACCCTTAAAAATTGTGCTATGATATCAAAATGGGCGGGCGGTATAGGTCTATGGATACATAACGTTAGGGCAAAGAATAGCTTAATTAGAGGTACCAATGGTATTTCAAATGGTTTAACACCTATGCTAAGAGTGTTTAATAACACTGCCCGATACGTTGATCAAGGAGGAGGTAAAAGAAATGGATCAATAGCTATGTATTTATGTCCGTCTCATGCTGATGTCTTTTCATTTTTATCTCTTAGAAAAAACCACGGGAATGAAGAGGAAAGAGCGCGGGATTTATTTTATGCTTTGTGGATTCCCGATTTATTTATGGAACGTGTAAAAAGCGACGGTAAGTGGACTTTGATGTGTCCCGATGAGTGTCCTGGACTTGTTGATGCTGTAGGTGATGATTTTAAGATACTGTATGAAAAATACGAAAAGGAGGGATTAGGTAAAAGAGAGGTGGAAGCTAGAGAACTATGGTTTGCTATTTTAGAATCACAAATTGAAACTGGTAATCCTTATTTGTGTTTTAAAGATGCTTGTAATAAAAAATCTAATCAGCAGAATTTAGGTACAATTAAGTCATCTAATTTATGTACTGAGATTGTAGAGTATTCCTCACCCGAAGAAGTTGCTGTGTGCAATTTATCTTCAATAGGGTTGCCGAAATTTATAGAAAATGGCAAATTTAATTTTGATTTATTAAGAAGTGTAGTAAAAATAGTTACTAAAAACTTAAATAAAGTTATAGATAGAACATTTTACCCAATCCCAGAAACTAGATTATCTAATAAAAAACACAGACCTATTGGTGTCGGGGTTCAGGGTTTAGCTGATGTTTTTGCGATTTTAAAATATCCGTTTGATAGTTCTGAAGCACAAGATCTTAACAAAAAGATATTTGAAAATATATATTATGCTTCTCTAGAAATGTCAATGGAGATTTCTAAAAAAAGAGAAAATCTGATTAAGAAATATATTACATTACGTGATAAGATAAATAAAACTGAGGAAGAAGATGAGTCATATAAAGAATTAGATAATATTTTAAAACTTATTCCTGAAGAATTAGATAGGCAAGAATATCTTGGATCTTACTCATCTTTCATTGGATGTCCTGCATATAATGGAAAACTACAATTTGACTTATGGAATGTATCTCCATCTGATGATTTAGATTGGAATGGTCTAAAAGAAAATATAAAAAAATATGGTATCAGAAATAGTTTACTCCTAGCACCTATGCCAACGGCTTCAACCTCTCAGATTCTTGGAAATAATGAATGTATAGAACCATTTACATCTAATATTTATTTACGTAGAGTCTTGGCTGGAGAGTATGTCGTTGTTAATAAACATTTGATTCAAGATTTAATAAAAATTAATAAATGGAATAAGGAAGTTAAAGATGAAATAGTTCTTAACTATGGTAGTGTACAAACTTTGGATATACCCAAAGAAATGAAAGAGATATATAAGACTGTATGGGAAATAAAGCAAAAAAATTTAATAGATATGGCCGCTGATAGAGGTGCTTTTATATGCCAATCGCAAAGCTTAAATCTATGGATGTCAAATCCAGATTTCAATAAGTTAACAAGTATGCACTTTTACTCATGGACAAAAGGATTAAAAACTGGAATTTACTATTTAAGAACTAGATCAGCAGCTAATGCTCAACAAGTTACCATTGATCCAACTTTTAAGAAAGATAAACAGGAGGAAAAAAAAAATGAAATTAAAATGTGTTTATTAAACGATCCGAGTTGTGAAGCATGTGGTTCGTAATTAATATATTTTATTAATATATGAAGAGGAGTAAGAAAAAAATAAAAATGAAAGGTGGAGGAGAAAAAAAATATTACTATATTGCTGGTTGGAAAACATGTCCATACTATCAGAAAGGAGTACAAGAACTAAAAAAAAAACATGGTTGTGGTTCAGTAATTAAATTTGATAATGAAACTCCTGAAGAATTTATGGAATCAAAAAACTTACTTATTAGTATGTTTCCATCAATGGAATCTGTTTTTTCTAATCATAATTCAAGTCCGTTAATATGGTGTGTTTCAACGCAATTTATAGGAGGGTTAGATAATATTTAAAACAAACCATAATATTAAAATATTTTATTATAATATAATGAGTGATATTATAAAAAAATTAGATATTACAAGACTTAATAAATTCAATTTCACTAAAGAAATTAAAGGTGTTTTGTTATTACTTTTAGCTACTGCTGATATGGGAGGTCTTATAGCATGCCAAACCCGACGGGTTTTAGAAAGTAGTGGACTTGCTAGACATATAACATTGATTTCTATGATATATTTTGCTATAAGTGAATTTTTTGGGGATGAAGATTTACCTGATGATCCTAACGATATATTATTTACCGCTATAAAACTGTGGATGTTTTATGTTATATTTAACAAAATGTCAATAAACTATACTATAGTAGTATTTTTAGGAATGATTGTACTACTTTATCTTCAAAATTATGAACAACATAAAAGTGTTACAGAAGATACTCGTAATCTAAAATTTATTGTTAAGTCAACACAATTATTTATTTTGGCAGTATCTATAATTGGATTTATATCTTACACTCTAAAACAAATGAATGATTGGGGAGATAAATTTTCACCTATTTTGTTTATATTTGGATCACCAAACTGTTCTTATGAATCAAATTAATATTATAAAAATTATTTAAACAATATATTTAAGTTTATATATGGATTATAATAATGAAATAATATCATTTGAAAATATGAATCTAAACAAAGATTTGCTTAGAGGTATATATTCAATGGGGTATGAAAAACCTAGTTCTATTCAGTCTAAGGCTATTTTAGAATTTAGAAATGGAAAAGACATAATTGGTCAATCACAATCTGGCTCAGGAAAAACAGCTGCTTTTTCTATTGGAATATTGGAGAAAATAGAAACTTCATCAAATACTATTCAAGCTGTAATTCTTACACACACAAGGGAATTAGCATTTCAAATTAAAAATGTTATGACAGTGTTAGGAAAGTGGTTAAAAGTAAAAATTTGTCTAACAATTGGAGGTACAAGTGTTAAAAATAATATTGACGAATTAAATAATAACCCTCATATTGTTATAGGTACACCTGGAAGAACATTAGATATGATTAATAAAAAAGCTCTTAATACTCGATATTTGAAAAATTTTATTATCGATGAAGCTGATGAAATGTTATCTAATATATTTTTGAATCAGATATATGATATATTCAGATTTTTACCATCTACTATACAAGTAGGTCTTTTTAGCGCGACTATGAATGATGATTTTTTTCGCTTATCAAAATGCTTTATGAAAGATCCTGTGAAAATTTTGGTAAAAAATAATGACTTAACATTAGAAGGTATACGGCAATTTTATATTAATGTAATAAAACATGAATTTAAATTTGAAACGCTTTGTGATCTATATGAAACATTTTCTGTTTCACAATCTATCATATACTGTAATTCTAAAAAGAGTTTATGTAACTTAAAAGATAAATTAAAAAAAAATTGTTTTTCAGTTTGCTACATGTATGGAGAAATGAAGCAAGAAGACAGAAATAAAATTATGGACCAGTTTAGAAAAGGTAATTTTAGAATAATGATTTGTACAGATTTATTATCCAGAGGTATAGATATACAGCAAGTATCAATCGTTATAAATTACGATATACCATTAAGTATAGAAAATTATATTCATAGAATTGGTAGAAGTGGTCGTTTTGGTAGAAAGGGAGTTGCTATTAATTTTACTACAATAAATGATAGTAAGAAAATTTCAGAAATAGAATCTTATTATTCAACGAATATTGAAGCATTTCCTGATAATTTGGACTTACAAAATATATTTTGATTTCCAATAGTTTTTAATAATTGTATTTGCCAAAAATAGATTTCTATTTGGATCCTTTTTGGTTTTTTTTTGTTTCTTTGACATTTTATTATTAAAATTTCGACTAATGCTTGAAATTTTTTTACTAACTAAATTTTTATTTGTTTTTATTCTGCTATACATTCTTATATATTATATAGAAAAAAAACTTGTAAAGGTTATCATATAAAAATATTCAAGAATTATAGTTTATAATTATTATTATTTTAAAGTCATATAGATTTAAAATTTAATAAAAGAAAATAAATTATAAACAAATTTTACTTAAGACTTATGATATACTGTATAATACAACTTGCGTTATTTTAAATAAATAACTTTCTGAATATTACTATATGGAAGAATTAAATTTAGGAGACGATATTTTCAGTGATACTATTGATCTTAATCAACCAAAAGAATCGAATCAAAATTCTTCAGATGCTGAGATTAAAATAATTAAGACAAATACCTCATCCGGATCAGGATCGGAATCAACGCCCAAAACCTCGCTTACACCACTCCCAAGTAGTGAAAAAGTAAGTAGTGTGAGTAATATTGGTCTTGATTTATTAATTAATAAAAAGAAAACATCAGGAGACGATACAAGCTTTAAATCTTCAGTATCAGAAGAAATCAAAGAAAAAGAACCTATTCCGGTAATTATTAAAAAAGATGAGGGTCCTTTAGATTTGAATTTAGATAGTTTAGATAATTTAGATAATTTCGACACAAAAAAAGAAGATGATATTTTTGGTAGTAAAGATTTATTTGGTGATAATGATATTTTTGGTACAGATAATAATAAAAAAAAAGAGAGTGATGATCTTTTCAACAGTAATACTGATGATATTTTTAAAGCGGAAACAAAAAAGGAAAAAAGTTTTGAAAAAATACAGAAAGATAAGTTTGACTTATTATGTTTATTAGAAAGACTAGAAGAAAAGGGAGTTAAGATAAGTAAGAAATTTAGTATGTCGTCTGACTATGATGAAATGAAATATGAATATGATAGAGCTTTAAAACAACGTGAATTATCACAAAGTGTTAAGTTTCAAAGAAAAATGTTAATAGCTATTGTTACAGCTGTTGAATTCCTAAATAATAAATTTGATCCGGCTGATGTAAAACTCGATGGTTGGTCAGAAAGTGTACATGAAAATCAGCATGATTATGATGATGTATTTGAGGAATTACACGAAAAATACAAAGAAAAGGCAAATTTAGCGCCAGAATTAAAATTAATGTTAATGTTAGGAGGAAGCGCCTTTATGTTCCATTTAACTAATACTATGTTTAAGACATCTCTTCCTGGTATGGGTGATATAATGAAACAAAATCCAGAACTTATGCAGCAATTTGCAAAAGCGGCGGCCAACTCTATGGGACAGAATGAAGAAACCGCGGGCTATGGTGGGCTTATGGGGGATATTTTAGGAGGTAATTCAAGACAAAATTCAAGGCAAAATTCAATGCCTGAGCAAAAAGAAATGAGGGGACCTCCTAATCTTGATGATATATTAAAAAATGTATCTGATCAAAATATAAGTACATTAGATCTTGATAAGAGTTCTGATATTAGTCAAAGTGATGTGGAAGAAATAAGAAATATATCACTCAATACCCCAAACAAAAAGGGTAAAAGTAGAGGAATTACATTAGATATTAATTAACTTTGGGCATTCTGAAGCTGATATAATTTAATTATTTGTTGTGCTTTTTCAAAATCATTTTTACTTATTTGCTTAAATATTTTTGATTTAGGTAAAATACAATATCCGCTATTTTCATTAAAAATACCTGAAACTAGTACTATAAATACTGCTGTTAATACAAATGAAACCCAAATATCTCGGGTAGCTACAAATACAACTGTAAAAACAAGTAATCTTCTGATAATTTTATTACTCAATAATTGTTCTTGACTATAACTTAATTCCATAGCTATATACCGAGAACCTAAATTTAATAGTAGCATCGATATCCCTGCAAAATATTTACTATTATTTAAAAACGCTAATTGATCTAACATTATATATTATATGGATATTTTTTTTTTATGGCTCCAATTCATCTGTATACTTAGACCTAAATTTCTCATTATGATGTAAATCCAATATAAATAAATTAAAAATTATAATAAGTAAAAGTATTCCAATAACATAATTTTCAAATGATATGAATATAGTTATTAAAATAATTAAAATTTTATTTATTAATCCACTAGTTAGATATCTTATTTCTTTGTTTAATAGTTGTTTAGTTTTTAAAGAAGAAACTAATATTAAAATTAATATTACTATGTTTTTTATCATATAAATATATATTACATTTTTATTTCTTAAGAAATATTATGGAAGATAATGTATCTAATAATAGTCAAATGATTGAAGAAGCAAAATCTAACTTTATGACAACTATACTTAATGCTTTTTCACCTATAATTAAAGCTCTATCTACTTTTTTAATATTTGCTATGTATCCAGCATCACCTGTTATCTTTATTATAGGTATGACTATTAAGGTAATAAGTTGGATCTTTGGTAAAATCATTCAATTGTAAAAAAAATATAAATTAATAATATGATAATTTTTCAATATGGTGGAAATGAAGAAAACGATGAATTTATGAAAAAATTCGTATCTGCTTTAGCAATATTTATGCTTATAGCTGTATTTCCAATTGCGCCAATTGCTTTAGTTTTTGTAGCAGGATGGATGTTTTTTAAAACAATGATTATTGATAACATTAAAAAACTATAATTAATTAATAATTTGCGGAAATTAAATTATAATTTTCTAATATTATATTAATAGATGTCCACATATGCTACTCTTGATGAAGTATGGGGTACTGACTTTAGTAAAAAAAAGTCAAAAAAAAGGAAAAGTAAACCTAAATCTGAACAAAAAAAATATCTAAAGTATCAACCAACCGAAAATAAGCCACATGATTTAGAAACTAATTATAATGAATTAGAAAGCTATTATAATCAAAATGGAGATATATCTTCTGATAATTTAGAAGGTTTTGATAATTTTACAAAGCCATATTCTTATGATAATTTAGATCCGCAGTCTGTTAACGAAGATAGTGATATAACTGGTTTTGAAGATAATACCTATGAAAATATTGAAAATATTGAAAATATTGGCAATCTTACTAATAATGAAGGAAGTACAGATCCAATTGGATCCATTATAGATAAACACGAAAATGATTCAAATATTGTATCTGAAGAAATGGATGATGATATTCAAAATAAGTTTATGGAAATAGATGAAAAACTGAATTTAATTATAGATAGATTAAATTCTAATGTTATGGAAGACAGTGAAAAAAATATTAATGATATTATATTGTTTATTGTGTTCGGAATATTTTTTATTATCGTAATAGATACAATGTTTAAATTTGCTCTAAAATTGAATCATTCAAGTAGCTTGTAAGCTTTATTACTTAATAGATCCACCGTTGTTTTATCGTATATAAATTTACCCGAAGGTTTATATTCTTCGATAGTTTTATACTGTTTATGTTTAATTTGTTTTCTTTCTTTTTCAGGTTTATTATATTTATTTAGCCACGAAATATATAATAAATTAGGATGGGTATATTTAACATCAAATCCGTTATTAACTAGACTATCTACTACATATAATATACATCCTGAAGTATCAAATTTAGGAACTCCAAATATATATGAAGGTATTGTGAAAAAGCAAAAGCAATAATTTTGTGTTTTCGCAGTTGTCTCTATTCTATGATGGCATCTTCTTAATACCTCTTCATAAGAATTTATTTTTTTCTTTTCTCTGTCATTTTTTTGTTTATGTAATTTATCCAAATTGACCTTTTGAAGACTCATTGTTCTATATAATTTAAATAAATATAATATTCATAAATTATAAATTTATTTAAATATATTTTTTATAGTAAATATAATGAATTCAGATTTATCTGAAAATTTAGAAAATATAACAGATCCCACTATAATTAAAATAAACAGAAATAACAATAAATCCCCACACAGAAAAACAAGTAATTCTCCAAAAAGAGATATGACACTCGATATACTACCTATTTTTACTGATAAACTCATATTAGAAGATACGGTAGAAATAAGTAATAAAAATAATGAATTAAAATCCTTAATTAATAGTGAAGATAATAAAGGAGAAAATGTTTTAAACAATGAAGAAAATGTTTTAAATAATGAAGAAAATGTTTTAAATAATGAAGAAAATGTTTTAAATAATGAAGAAAATGTTTTAAATAATGAAGAAAATGTTTTAAATAATGAAGAAAATGTTTTAAACAATGAAGAAAATGTTTTAACCAATGAAGAAAATGTTTTAACCAATGAAAATAATGATAAAGAAAATCCAGATCTAAATAATAACGAAACTTCAGGAGAAGAATCAAAATTTACAATAAATAATATTGTTTTTAGTGGAGGAGGCATAAAAGGATTTGCTTTTTTAGGGGCCTTAAAGTATTTATATGAAAATGATTATAACAAAGATTTTTTAACATTTGCAGGTACCTCGATAGGTTCTATTTTTGCCTTAGTATTATCGTTGGGATATACATTTGATGAGATATTTCATATTTTTACAAAAATAAATTTAGAAGAAATTAATGATATAACATCGGATAATATATTAAATTTTTTTGATCTTTATGGGGTAGATAATGGATCCAAGGTAGAAAGAATTATAGAAATTATTATTAAGGCTAAAACTAATGAAGCAAAAATAAATTTTTTAGACCTTTATACAAAAACTCAAAAACATCTTATTGTAAATGCTACAAATCTTAATGAAAAAAAAAATGAAGTATTTGATTATATTAATACACCCAAATTTACAGTTTCAAAAGCATTAAGAATGTCTATAAGTATTCCGTTTTTTTATACACCTGTTAAATACGATAATAAACTATATATTGATGGAGGTTGTGTAAATAATTTTATAATAGATTTATTTAAGAATAAATCAAAAAATACAATTGGGTTTCTTTTACGGAATAAGGATATAATAGAATCAAAAGATGAAGATATAAGTAATTATTTTTCTAATGTACTTAACTGTCTTATGGATTATGATAGAATTTTAGATAAAAATCACTATAATATTGTAGAGATATATACCGACATTCATTTTTTAAAATTAGATATAAATGAAGAAGAAAAAAATAATTTGATTAAAATAGGTTATGAAGAAACAAAAAATTTTTTTGAAGATGAAATAAAATTATAGTTTACAAACTGTATTAAAGTTTACTTAATATAGACAATTATGAATGACGAAAATAGAAGAATAATTGATACAATGTTAAAAAATAGATTCTGTCTAAATGATGAGCAAATCAAATCTACAGATACCATATTAAGAAATGAAAATAGAAAAAATATATCAAAGATAAATCATAAACCTACTTTAAGAAATAAACCTATTATTATTTTAGAGCCTCCTCCACCGCCACCTTTACCAAATATCAATAAAAATTTAAACATTTCTCATACACCTATAAATATAATTGGCGATGACACAGTGTCTGTAGAAAGTTTAGAATATATTTATACTCCTAATAATAAAAATATTAATAAAAAAAATAGCTGTTGTCATAAGAAATTCTGTACTTTAATTACAATAATATTTCTATTTATTATTATAATTGTGATAAATGATATTATTTTATTTTATTTTACCAATTTAAGTTTTAATTGATAGTTATTTGTCTCAGATATTTATCTCTCATGGTTTTGATAAATTTCTTCATAGGTCTATCAATTATTTCAAATCTTAAAATTATTTATTACCACGATTTTTTTTAAATCCACCTCTTATTGGTATTTGTTGACTTTTCGTACCTGTTCGTTATGGTTTTATAAACTTTTTTTCACCATACTCTTCTTGCAATCTATAACTTTTTATCTTATCTTTATTTTTTGGACTTTTGTATAAAGATTCTTCTACAAAATTTAAATCATTTGCTTATATTTTTCTAGTATTACTACTTTCATTTTTTTTTGTTAATACCTCTATTGAATACTTTAATAATTTATCTAATTCAGTATTTTTGTATTTTGATGACTCCATATGTTATTAACTTACTAATTTTTTAAATAAATTTATAAAATTGAAAAAAAATATCATTTTAAGATTTTAATAAATATGACGCAAATCATACTTATTTTACCTGTAGGTCCTCCTGGATCAGGTAAAACTACATTATCATTAGAATTAAAAAAAAAATATAAAAACTTAATATATATATCAAGAGATTTAACATTTAAAAATTTTAGAGAAAAAAATGGGATAAAAAAATCTAGATTTTTAACTCATCAACATATAAAAAATAAATTAGAAACCCTAAAAGATAAATATAACAATGAAAAATTTATTATTGTATATATTGATACAACTAATAGCAATGAAGGTATAAGAAACTTATACATAAATTATACTAAACCATCATATACACAATATATTTGTTTTAAAAATGATAGTAAATCAGAACTTTATAATATATTAGAAAAAAGAGTAAAAAATAGGGATCATCCTACATTTAAAAAAGAAAATATGAAAGAAATTCTTAATAAAATTATTAATAGTATTGAATATCCTAATAATAATACAATAAATATAACTATAGATGATAATCAAAATTTTAATCCAGTCTTCAATTTCTTATCTAATTTTAGTTTTTAATGATAATATTAGGACAAAATTTTTTATCTTTCAATAAAAATTTGTAAATAACAAAGATGAAAATATAAACATCACTAAATAAAAATGCTAAAGTCATATGTAAAGCTTTAACTAACATAGTATTAGATAGTGTACAGTTGTAAGACAATATCAATGCTGGTATTATACTAATTGTAAGTAAAAAAAGCATTGACACAAATGTCAATGTTGTCATTTTAGATTTCCTCTTATAATCAGATATGCTATCTCCAGAGTTAACCCTAAATTGATCTGTAAAATTTTCGATATCTTTTTTCATAAAGTTTTTAGCAAACATCATGCTAGAAATAAGTACCATTTATACTATAAATAAAGAAATTAAAATAATTTACTCAGTATATCTATAAACATTCTTTTATTTTCAAAAAAACGGTTCACAGCTACATGTTTTCCAATTTTACATGGCTCTAAAGAATTACAGCACTCATAACTACCATTAACTATTTTATAAAATTCATGAGTTCTACACGATTGATCATGATTGTCTTTATCAGAATATCCTAAATGACAAATAACACATTCTTTAGTTGCATCAGGAGGATTGAATATTTTATCATACACATGATTAATCGCTTTAATCTTACTCGTTAATTTTTCTTCTATATTGGGATCTAAATTATCATCTAAATCTTCATTGAAATTAATATTCCATTTTTTACACAATCCAATATAATGATTTCTATCAACATCCTTATGAATAATAAGTTTATTTAATCTTAAAGAATCAATTATAGATAGCACTACATTTTTATCTTCCCATATTGTAATTTCATTACAACCGTTTGAATCGATTAGTAACATTTTTGATAAAAAATTATCCTTTGTTTTTAAAAATTCAATCTCAAATTTTGGAATCTTTATAATATCCCCTCGACAGTTTATAATAAGACAAGAATTATCCATCTGATAATTTTAAATAATCAATACAAAAGATCAATTTTATTTAAATATTATATAATATTCAATATTAGATAATAACTAATATTGAACACTATTAAAATATATTCGTTTATGATATAGTTAAACAAGGACACAGTTTAGAAAATATCTTTTTTGTTTTATTTTTATTTATTTTAATTCCCCCTTTAGATACAAAAACAGCAAGTTCTATTGCTGGTTCTAATGTAAGTTCAATACTACTAGATATTAAAGATTTAATGTCCTCAGATAAATTTAGATTTTTACTTTCCACTTCAAATATATCTTTTACCAAAACTATAACTAACTCTTTTTTTTTCTCACCTTTAAGATTTTTATATCCATCAGAAAGTTCTAATAGTTCTTTAATTAAATTATTTAATTCAGCTCCCATAGTTAATTTATTATTTTTTTCTATAGATTGAATAAATTCTTTTGCGGCAGCATATACACCCTTGACAATTTCATCATTTATAGTAATTTTGGAAGTTAAATTTCCTGCTAAAATTTCAATTATACCACTCTCTTTTTTTATTTCATTCATGGTAATATATACAAAGATTTTTATTTTGAGACCATGTACATGTACTATATTTATTTTTTTATATATTATGGAGTTGATAATAAAGAACTGGATGAATTAATTATAAAAAAATAATAAAAATTGCGCAAAGGGAGACAAACATGTATCAAAAGATTTAAAATATGAATTTAATGAAATATAACTTTTAGAATAGAAAACTATGATTATAATGGGAAGACTTAGGTAAATTTAGAATTTATTGACAATATCTATATGAATAATATATTCCAGATGTTTCACTGGGTCTTTTAATTTTACAAACATCGCCCTTTTTCATACCCAAATATTTCGCAACTGGGTCACGGCTTAGTATAAGTGGTAATTGATTATAACTAATAATATTATATTTCTTAAGTAATTCTTCTTTTTCCTCTGTGCTAATAATATTATGTTCTGGGACCATGCTATGTTGTAAGATGTTAATTTGCAATTTCTCAATCCAAAAGATCTGTACGAATATTTTATTTTTTTGATAAAAATTTTCAAGGTATGTTTCTAAAATTTCCATATTATTGATTTTGTCTTTAATTATAATAATTAGTGTATCATTTTCAGACATTAACGTTATCATATCAGCAATCATAGACATTATAGCACCTTGTCTTATTTTGGGAGATAAAAGATATTTTACATAAACCGATGTATTATCCGAGTGTTTAATGTTAAAGTCTAAAGCTCCTTCTTCAAGACTAGCTTTGCTTGGCATATTTCTATTCATAAGATCTATTTCATTGATAGTATATTCTTCTAAAGATTTAGTATCATATTTCCTTAATTTAAGCATTTCTAATAAAACACCTCGTGATTGGTACAATTTATTTACTAAAGTAGTCATAAGTATATAAATTACTTATATATTTTTTTAAATCAATTTTATATTCTGAAATAATTAATATTTATAAACATTTCTCAATATTGATTTTTAATCTTTCATTTAAATTATTTGATATATTATTAATAGGAAGTTCTTCTATATTTACATCTTTTTCATTTAATTCATTAGATACACTATCTATGTTAGTCTCCATTATATTTTTATCTTTTTTAATTGAATCTTGATTAGAACTATTAGAAAAAAATTTATCACTATTAAAATTTTCCTCCGAACTACTGTTTAGATTTTTAGGACTATGTTGCTCTATATCTGTTTTTAAACAAAAATTATTATAATGTTCTTGATTTGTAATTTTTTGATAAGATTCATATTCTTCTCTTCTTTTATTTAGGCTATCAACTTTGGCTAACATAAATTTTTTTTTATCTATAGATTTTGTTGAATAACAACAACTGTTTTTTTTATTGTAGTATTCAAGATAGTCTGTATCCTTATGACAATAATGTATTGTATCCAACTCATTATTTAGAAAATTTTGTTCTAATGATAATTTTATGTAAATATTTCTATATTTTATAACTTCTTTATAGGAAAATATATTATCAAAATTTTCCTTAATTGATACATAGTAATCAAGTAATTCAGTTTTGTAATTTAAAATGATTTCCTCCCATTCATTAACATTTATAACTTTTATTATGAAATCAGATACTTTAACTAAAAACTTTTTAAATTTATTGATAATTAAAGTATAACTCTCCAATAAATTACATATTTTTTCTTTTTTATCATCCAGTTTAAAAAATCTATAAATAGCCATTATTAGAGTTATTGAAGCTGTAAAAATTATAGTTATAGTATCAATAGCCTGACTTTCAAAATTATAATAAGATGTTAAAGATGCTATAAGTGTAAGAGATGCAGATATACATATAATACTTATTTGGACTACATTTATTTTAAAATTTAGATCATCATATTTTAAGGAAAGCATAGCCTTATTTCTAACAGACTCTTCTATATCATGATTAATTTTTTTTATATAATTATTTCTAATTTTATCATGGTAAGTTATTTCATCTTCAGTTGCTGGATTACTCATTAAAAATAATGATTTTTAATATCTTAAATGATTATCTAATAATATTTAAATTTAAATTTAAGATAACTAATCTTTCTAATAAATTACATATTTTTACTATGAAGTGTAGAATATCTATACTTTTTTACATTTATTTTTCTGTACGAAATATACAAATTAATTATATTAATTTATCTAGTATTAATACTAATAATTTTTCTTTTAAACATCTATAATCAATTTCATAGACCAATTGTTCGTTAAATTTTAAATCATATTTGTATTGTGTTTTAAATTAGAAATATCCTTTACTAGATAATCTAAGCTTTGTATGTGTTATATCTTAAATAATAAAAAATAAGTAATATTTAGATGGATAAAAATAAAATTAAAAACTTAACTTTAGAAAAATTAAAAAATCTTTTTCCAAACCAAAAAATAATTACTAAAAATGATATTGATATAATTTTTAATAATGTGAAAATATTAGATAAATCTTCAATATCAAAAATCTTAAATATATTAATCAAGAAAATAAAAAATGATAAACCTAAAAATGTAGAAGAAAATAATACTATTGCTGATTTATTATCTTATGCGAAAGAAATACCTAAAATTGAAAGTTTAGAAATTATAGATAATCCACAAAAAAAAGAAATATATAATAACCAACTAGAAAAATCTAATAAAACATTAAATGAATATAACGATCAATTAAAAAAAAATTTACAAGACCCTAAATCTGATACTGTATACACCCCTTTAAAATTAAATATTAAAGAATCCGAAGGAAAAATTGAAACACAATATGTAATACTAGATAGTAAAGACCGAGACTTAGAAGAATTTCCAAATGCTAATAATTATTCTATAAACTTTGATGAAGATATCACCAATAAAAAGGGGTTTATTAAAGGTAAATTAATAAACATAAAATCTATAGAATTAATAGATTGTATTATTATCAACGATTTTCCTGACAAAAATTATCCTTATATTTTGGTAAATATTGAAGAAATATTTGGAAAATCTCTTGGTTCAAACTCTTATTTATCGAACTCTTTTTGTAAATTATCATCGTATACTACATCAGGTATCTATAGATATTATAATTTTAAAAATACTAACTATAATCCAAAAATAATTTTTGATGTTAATAAATCCTTTGAAAAATTTACAGTCAGTTTTTTATCCCCTTCTGGAGAATTAATCAATTTTGAAGATAATGATAATAAAGATTTAACTAAAAATTCATTAACATTTAAAATAGAAATTGAAAAATTTAATCTTCAAGACAAATTTCCAGATTATTCTTAATATAAAGATTTCTTAACTAATATATATAATGAGTAATGAATGCGCTATTTGTTTAGAAGAATTGGATTATAATAATGCGATACTTAAATGTGGACATGTTTACCATTATGATTGTATAGTTTCTTGGATGAATCAGATAAAGGATTATAATAAATTTTGTCCCTATTGTAGAAATACAGATAATGAAATTGTAAATATCACTAATGTTAATAAAGAATCAAAAAACTTAACATATATAAATAATCAACAAAACCCAAATTTAATTGAAAATGTAAATCAACATACCCAAATTGATAATAATTTAAATATTAGAAATTATAATCAGCATACACAAATTGATAATAATTCAAATAATAGAAATTATAATCAATTTAGATTAAATAATTACCATTCTCAACAATATAATAGAAATAGATTAAATTCTAATAAAAATAGATGCATAATATTATAATTATTTGGATTTATATGCATCATTTATAAATCTTATTACAGATATTCTTGTTTCTTTTTTTGAAATTAATTTTAAATTGTCAATGAAACTAAAAATATTTAAATTAATAAGCTTTAGGGAGAATTTTCTATTAGGTAGTATTAAAATTAATATTTTTATAAATTTCAAATATTTGAAATTGTTATAGAAATATATACTTTCTATATATTTTAATATTTTATCTAAATCAACCTTATTTTTATAGATTACATTAACTTCGTCTTTACTAAAAATTTTTTTGTTTAATCTTTTATTTACAGTATTATGTAGTGAAACAAAATAACTTATTAGATCACATCTTCTATTAAGATGAGTTTTCAAATTTACATTTTTTAAAAATTTTATGTAATGTTTTCTGCAAATTGTACATATTATTAATTCCGGTACACAATAAAAAAAAAATTTATAATATGTGTATTTTTCATATTCACTAGGATTCTTACTATAATTATATGTTATAGTATGAATTAAATACCATAGTGGAGGACCCCAATGTTTATTCATATACTATAATTCTATTTTAATTTCATCATGATTATATTTTCCAAATCGGATTTACAGATTTTATTTGAAAAATTTACATTTTTAAAACTTTTAAGTGTTATTAATTTCAAAAATAAAGTATTAAGTTTCTTATTATCATAATGTTTTTGTATTTTTTGTTTTATTACTATATCAAATGGAAGATTATTTATAACTGTTTTTATAAATGAAGGAAATTTTTCTTTTGTAATACATTTATCTTTATCCATAAAATTCAATGTATATTTATCTATTTTTTTTTGTACAAATGAATGTTTTAATAAATTTTCAATTTCTGGATTGAAATGTTCTTTGGTATACTTTTTAATAGTTAATAATACAATTAAAAATATTAAAATATATTTAATCATTTATTATAATGTATATATTTTTTAATATTTTATAAATAAAATTATAGTTTATTGTTTACATTTGATTGTCTCGGATCTTCTTTCTGATATTGATCTGGAAAATCAGTTTCTGATTGTACGCCAATACATTTTTTAGGGTCATTGATGAATTTATTAATGTTTCCGATTTCAATATCTTTAGGATCATAATTATCTTCATTTATTATATCACTCACAGCAAGACATCGGGCCTTATCAGCACTTGACATCTTTGATAATGTATTATCTGTGTCGGCTGCTTTAGGATCGGGTTTATCATAATTAAAATTAGGCCATACTATTTCATCCCTCTTTTTATTAGAAATAATCCAATAGACTAGACATCCAACTAATACTGAAAAAATATATCCACCATATATCATAAATACAAATTTTTTATCAAGAATATTTTTTTTTATTAAAAGAGCACAAGCGAAACCGGGAAGAACCAAACAACAAGCAATGAATAACAAATTATTAATATTTTCTTGAGATTTATATTTAGTCATATTTATTTCTATTTTTCTTTTTTTTGTATTATTTAAATCTTTAAGAGAACCAATTGCTTGATTATTTTTATGAATATCTTTCTTTTGAAATTCAGAAACTTTATTACTATCTTTAATAGCTAAATAATTTGCTTCTGATAACTGTGTGTTAGTGTTGTATTCATTTATTAAATAATTCCACAAAATTTGTCTTTTTTCTGTTGCATTTTTAATATTTTTAATCAATTCTATTTGTGGTCTAGAATTTTCATCTTTAGCTGAATTCCATACGGCGCTTTGATCTTTCTGATATAAAATAATTTCATTAGTTAAATTATTATACATAGATTTATCCATATCTATATTTTTTTGAAGCTCACTATCAATCCATTTACAATTACTAGGATCAGAACATCTATTACATATATCATTACAGTAATTGAGGCAATTACTTCCTGTATTAGTCTGACATTTATTAAAACATTCACTTAATGTATTCCCACTTGCTTTGAAATTGCATGATTGGTCAGTCATATATATTATATATATAATAAAATATTATTCATAATATTAATTATATATTATAATAATTAAGACCTTATATAGTATTGGGAACAGTAACTTCTAAACTAGCAGATGTTCTACTAAGATAAAATAAAATTCCTACTTGCACCCCTATTAGTAAAAATAAAACTGTCCAATAAATATAAGTTTTATTTTTCAATTTATCTTTTTTATCATCACTATGAGTTAATTGTACTTTTGATAAATTTATGTTATTTTCATTTACATCTAAAATATCATTTTGTTTCAATATTATTTGTTGGTTAATCTTTGATGAATTATTTTTTTTAACAATATCCTGTCTTTGTTTCTTAATGTTGTCAAGAGAAGCTTTATTGTTTGTGAATACTTTATTTTGTAAATCGTATATTTGTTTATTTAAATTGTTTATTTCACTATTATTACTTGATTTATTTGGCGATGCTTCAAGTTCTTCTAAATTATTAGATAATTTATTATAGCTTTTAATAAGTTGTTCTAAATTATTCTTTCTCAATTCCTTATATTGTTGCTCTGACACAGTTTTTTGAGGAACTATACACTTACTCATATAGTATATTTAAAGAAAATAATGTTTTAGTTTTGTTTAATTATATTTTTATAGATATAGATTGAAATATAAATAATTAGTGGAATTAGTAAAACTATCAAAAATATATATATATATCTAATATTAATTTTTCTATTATATTTATTTTTTTCAATATCTAATTTTTGTTTCAATGATACTGTATTTTTATAGATGTCATCTAGTTCTTTTTCCTTACCTTGAATATTGTTATAAGTAGAGACTAAATCATAGTATTGTTTTACACTCTGTTCAGAAGTGAATATGTTAGTTATATTTTGTATTTCTTTTCTTATTTGATAAAATATTTTATTAAGATTTTTATTAGAATACGTTATTGCCTTTTGAGTTCTAGTACAAGGCAAGTTACTATTATTATTAATTTTTTTAAGACTATTATTGTAGTATAAATCTAATTGTATTTTAAAATTTTTTTCAAACTTATCTACTAATTTTTTATATTTTGATTCATTATTATTAATATCATTATCAATATATTTTTTTAATTCTTTTTTAGGGTTAGGCTTTGATATAGCATTTTGATTTTTACAACTTTGGTATTGTGTATAGCTAATTACTTTATTATCAAATAAGTTTTCACATGATTCTAATAATTTTTTGTATACATCAGTCATATATTATATAAATAAATAATTATTGTGAATATGCGCTTAAAATTGAAGTTTTAAAATTATCATTTTAAATATAAAATGAATCAATCAGTAGTTAAATCTTTTCAAAAATTAATAGTAGATACTCAAACTGAAATAGATAATTTAAAACTATTAGATGCTTCAAAAGTAAAAAATATAAGTTTTAAATTGAGAAATTTTAAAAAAGCTTTAAAAATTATAGAAAATCATCCAACGAAAATTACATCGGGTGAAGATCTAAGAGAATATAAAGGAATTGGAAATGGAGTTGTTTCTCGGGTTCAAGAAATATTAAATAAAGGTCAGCTAACTTATGATAATAATGAATCAAATGAAAATATTAGTAATTTTAAAGATCTGCAAAGAATTACCGGAGTTGGACCTGTGAAAGCTAAGAAATTAATTGAAAAAGGAATTACATTAGAAAAACTCAAAAATAATATAGAATTATACCAAGATGAACTAACTCATCATCAAATATTGGGATTGAAATATTTTGATGACTTTGAAACAAAAATACCTAGGAAGGAAATATTAAGTATTGAGAAAAAATTAATGAAAATACTAAAGAATTTTGATAAAAATATTGAAATACATATTTGTGGTTCTTTTAGAAGAAAAAAAGATTTTTCTGGAGATATAGATATGTTAATAACACATAATGAAATTAATACATGGGATGATCTAACCCAAACTAATATACTTGATGATTTAGTTTCATTATTAAAAACTAAAGGAATTATAGTTGATGATTTAACCACTAAAGGAAATACTAAATATATGGGTGTTTGTAGAAATACTTCTAAATCTCTTGGCAGAAGAATAGATATTAGAGTAATTCCTAAAGAATCATTAGCATGCGCATTGTTATATTTCACAGGATCAGGAGAATTTAATAAAAATATGAGAACTTACGCTCTCAAAAATTGTTATACAATAAATGAATATTCTATAAAAAATGTTAATAAAAAAACAAACACAATTTTAAGTATAAAAGTAAATTCAGAAAAGGATATTTTTGATATATTAAATTTACCCTATTATCTACCCGAGGAGCGTACTGAATTTATAAAATTCGTATAGATGTATTATCTTTTAATATCAATAAAACGAAATTGAGTAAATATTCCTTAAATATTTTTTTATATGAAAAAGAAGACTAAAAAAATAAGAAAAAAAATAGTAAATAGACTTGACAATCTATAAGGCATCAGATATGTTAGTCATAATGAAATGTATCTAAATGAGAATACAGGGTTTTTCAAGACAAATTAATAGAATATGTAAAATTACAATTAAAACACAACTGATTATTTAAACAAGATTACAATTTACATGGATAACCAATAGTTCAAAAATAGACCTAATATGTTATTTTAAACTAGAAGATACATTGAAGTATATCATTAAAAAGTTTAGAAGACGGAAGGTCGTAGATTTATAGCAAAATCTTCTATTTGATTGTTTAATAAAATACTTGATTGGACTTATGGGAAACTCTGTCTTTACATAACATCGCTAATGGATCTATTATTAAAGTAATTTATAGGACATATTAATCTTCAATAGGTTCTGGCGAAGGACACAGGATACCTCCATCTGTTGGACCATTAAGAGGACCTTCTATAAAATGTTTAAAATGATTTGTTTTAAACATCAATTCTGTTTTTAGAACAACTCTTCTACCAGATAATATAGGTAAACATTCGTGTTTTAAATTACTATGAAAAGCAACAAACTTCCAATTTTCAATACCAGATTCAGAATTTATAGGTTCTTTGTAAACACTATTTAAACTACTGCTAAATACTACATCAGTATCTTCCGTCGTTATAATTAAATTTCCACCGGTATGTATTAAATCTTTTTCTGATGGAGGGAAAATTAATAATGTTGCATAATGTTTATTATTTTTTTTACTATCTGAATGAGCTGAAAAGAAATCTCCCTCATTATATTCTAAAACAGTATATTTTAGTTTAGTATTCCAATATAAATTATCAATATCTTCATTTGGCACTATATGCTTAATATTTTCGAGTACTAATTGTTTGAGATCGTGTTTTGTGGATGGACCTTTGAAATCAAATGAACTTAAACAATATTTAGATTTTCTTATTTCTGGAATTTCAATATGACCATAAGGAGTTCCTACTTTGGAAGGACTGTTAAATATTAAGTCAGATATCTTACCATTTTTTGAATTACATATATGGTTATCACACTTATAGTCTAATATTTCAACATCAAATATTACTAAACTATTTGATATACTAAAGCCGCTTATTGTTAGATCCGGATTATAAGAAGCGAAAAATTTACCGTCGTGGTCAATGATATTCATTTTTGTTCCTAAAATTTTTAAATTATTGTTAGTTGAAGCGTGCGCGGGATTGATATCTTTAACTTTATTATTGTCAAATAAATTTTGAGACACCAAATATGAACAGTAAATGTCCGGTTTTTTAATATTAAGATAAGATTCAATTATTTTACATAATTCTAAAAACTTTTCTGGTTTTTCTTTTTGTATAGGTTTTAATTCATTTAGAAGTTGATTCCTATCAGGTATTTTAAAAATACATTTATCATATGTAATATTCTTATTAGTTTTTCTATATTCTTTTAATAAATTTTTTTCATTAATATTGGTATAATTCTTTGTTATAGGCGGATTTTTTGGATCTAATTCTTTCCATTTTATATTGTTATCTTTAAAACAGTTTATAATGTTAATATGTATATTATTATTTTTAAATATATCGGCTCCCCCATCAAAACCATTGTTTCTACTATTATTTTTAAATAAATATTCTGTTTTTAACTTTTTTTCTATTTGAAATAAATCTGGAGTATCTATTTTAAATAAAAATTCTAAAGTTCCTCTATCTAAATAATAAGTTAAATATGATTCCAGTCTAATAAATGGATTAAAAGTACATCCTATTTTTCTATAATTTACATTATTAAAATATGAATTAGTATACACATAAATATAACTCATTTTGTAATCAAAACTTACAATTTAAAATATCAATTTTTACATTATTGATACATCGAATTCGATATCTATTAATCAATGATAATTTAATAGCTTAATTAAATTAGTGATTTGAACCATATCCATGTTCTTTGTTATAATAAAACAATACTTCATCAACGTATACGCAATCAGTGTGTTTTAATATTCTTTTCCAATACTCATAATCTTGTCCTCTCCTCTCAAACCCCATATCTCCTACTTTGTCTATAATACTTTTTTTTATTAAAACACTGCTTGTTATTATACAATTATGGATTCTAATAAAATTTAAATTCCAAACTTTTGGATAACCATTATCCATCAAATTACTTCTTTTTTTTTTATAAATTTCTTTTATTTTTTTAAAATAATATTCTTTGTTATATTTTTTATATGTCTCACCTTCTTTATACAACCCATTACCAATTAAACCTTCGGTAGATGTCATACCACATTTATGATTTTTCATTTCATTAAGCTGACTCTCGATTTTAGTACTAAACCACATATCATCGTCATCACAAAAAGCAATATAATCCCCAGTCGCTTGTTGAATTCCTAAATTTCTAATGTAACCCGGACATCCATAACCAAATATATCTTTACTATTTTTTCTATTATTTATGACAATAATATTACTATCAAAATTATAGTCATAATATTCTTTTTCTGTAGAGCAATCATTAACAATGATAATTTCAATATTTTTGTAAGTTTGTTTTTGTATACTATCAATTGTTTGTAAAAGAAAATTAAATCTATTGTAAGTAGGAATTATGACTGATACCTTTTCCATATTCATTTTAAAATTATTTATTTAAGTAATTATTTAAAATTTAAACAGTAATATTTTATAGTATTTTTTAGATAATATGTATTACTTCTAATATTGTTAAAAATAATCAAGTATATCTAAATAAATAAATGATATTTTTCTAATTATATTATAAATTTTTTATATTATAACTATAATTATATTAATGGATCCTATTTTTTATACATATTTAAATGATTTGATAAAAATAAAAAAATTAAAAAAAGTAAAAAAAGCAAATAAAAATGTTATATCTACTTGTATTTTTATGCCCGAAAAGCCAAGTGTTAGTAGTAAAACGACCGTATATATATCTGGGTTAATAAAAAATATTGAAACATTTAGTAGAATAATGGGAGATGATTGGATTTTAAGAGTTTATTGTGATGAAATGTATTTTACTGGCGTTAAACCTAAAGTAATAGATGCTGTCGCTAAAAGTGATAGCATTTCCGAATCAACCGTCATTTTGGAAGAAGAGTTTGAAAATGATATTGATTATAAACAAAATATACCATTAAGTTATGCGGAAGCTATTGTTGGAGAAAGTAAAAAAGGACAAACCAATTTTGCTAGAGAAGTTGTAAATCGTTTAAAATCAAATGCATCTGTTTTTGAATCTGTTCGGAATGCTAATGATATTTTAAATAATAGCGAAGCAAATACATATGTTAGAGATGTTAGAAAAGAAATAAATAATAATAAACTTTTTTTAAAGAAAATAGAGAAGATTATGAATTTTTATTTAAAAAAAATAATATCATCGAAGGAATCAAGATATAAAAATATTGAGATTTTTTCTTATAGCTGTCCTGAGGCATCAAATGAAGCTGTTAACTTTCTGGGACATTATAATACCTTTGGTTCTATTATAAGATTTCTACCTTTATTTGATAAGTCTGTTTCAACATTGTTTTGCATAAATTCTCGTTATTCAATAAGTCCAATGCTGAAAGTTTTATTATTTAATTGGAATAAAAATCCAGATAAGAAAATGTTTACTTTCTCTTACGGTACTGGATTTATAGAAAAAAATATAAAAAATAATATTGATCATGAAATAGAAAATATTAGAATAAGAGAAAAGAAAAGAAAATTTGCACATGTAAACATAGATTGGGATACTGATTTGTTATTTAAAGAATGTTTTAATACAATGTTTGAAATAAAACATCGTATTTTTGGAGATACTTCAACTAAATCTAAGACATTTGAAGATATTGGTAAATTTACTCCTTCATTTGCTCTGCGATCAAAATCAGATTATAATCTTGAAAGATTAAATGGTTTTATAAATTGTGATTTTTTTAATAGAGATGCAGATTCGAAAAGTGTTGCTGCTGGAATATTCGGAATAAAAAACGATTGTCCTTTGATTGAAGATAGAAAGAGAATATTTGCGAAAATGTTAAGATATTATATTTTGACTAGTCAAGGAGAATATAGTTTTGATTTTGGTATAGATGAAACATTATTAAAAGTGTTTATTGCGTTTGAAGTTGGAACAATGGATTTTCATGATAATTCAATTTATTTTAAAGGTTTAGGTGAAAGTTTAAATAGTAATAATAATAATTATAATAATAATAATTCCCCAAATGGATTAAGAATAAATTATATTACTAATTATAATCATGTTAGATTAAATAGTAGTATACCTTTTCCTTGTATAAATATAGTAAATTTATTTTATAGCGATAAAACATTTCTAACAGATAGTTATAATAATCCTATCACTTTAAAATTAGACTTAAACACAGGCTCTACTTTATATGAAACAATAAGACTTATTGAAAATATGCGCTTATATGATATAAGACTTTATGATTCGAAAAGTTTATTAACTATAAATAATCCAGATGGAACAACCCGTGATTTAAAAAAAAATGAACGCATTACATTTAATTGGTGTCTTGGTCGAGATGCCGATGATTTACAAATTGATATAGTTTCGCTATTTACTTATTTTGATGAAGATAAACCATTGTATATTTATGACCGAAGTAAAACAACCACCGAACTTACAAGATTTGTAAGACAATTGCATACAAAAAAAGACAACTACTATACTTGGGTTGATTTGGCATCTTATAACAGCGAAAAGGAATTATTAAGTCTTATAAATAAAGTAGTTAGTTATTTTAAGAAATCAAGTAATTTTGTAAATTATAAAATTAATGGTCTAGAAATAGATACTATAAAAAATATTTCTAAGAATATTCTAGGATTAAAGATAGTAACTATAAAAAGAGATAGAGGTACAAATAAATTAGGCATGTCGATAAAACAAGATAAAAATGGAAATTATATAATTTATGATATGGAATCTCTAGGTCCAGCTGATTTTTCTGGATTAAATATTAATGATATAATTATTGAATTTAATCGCGTAAAACTGAAAGGTTTAGATATTTATAGTGTTTCTGAATTATTCAATAAAGCACAAAACAAATATAACAGAGAATGTGAAATAACTTATATAAAAAATGAAGAAAGATTGTCCAATAAAAATACTTATAAATACAAACATAATAATTTAGACAAACATTCAATTAATGATTTATCTTCCAAAGAATATTATAGAAAGAAATTTACAAAAAAGTTATTAAAAAAATCTAAAGACAGAAAGATAAGAACCGCAAAGATATTTGAAAAATCAAAATTAAAAAAACTATAAAATTAGAAAAAAAGTACAAAATTCATTTAAATAAAAAATTGATTAAATTTAATACCTAATTTTTTTATTTAAATGAATTTTTGGCATCTAAATACATGCAATAATATAAATAAAGAGTCAATGCTAACACACAATTTAGGTTATATTGGATTAGGGACAATACACGATAATGATTATCAAAATAGACTTAAACAGCACGGAAAAACTCCACACCAATTTAAAATATTTCAACAAAAAGCAAAAAAAGGCGACATAATTTTCTTATATCATAATAAAGATGGTTATATAGCATATGGTGAATATAATGGAATTGTTAAAGATTCTACTATAGCACCAGGATGGAGCGATTATGAAGTCCAAAAACATTTAATTATTACAAAATGGAATAAAATAGACAATCCTAGTACAAAGCATTTTAGAAGGAAAACACTTGTTATAATTAAAAATAAAGAATATTTTAATAGTTTAATTACTGAATTATAATCATCAAACTAGTGTGATTGAATTCTTTATATTATATATTTGTTGATTATTTTTTATAGGAATTTTATTAAATGTTTTAAGAAGAACTCCCTTCCCACTACAACAAACATGACCGAAAGTAGCTTCTGCGGTTTGTCTAAATTTAGTACATTCATTTGAAGTATCAAAGTGAATATAATATTCATCGCTCATTATTTTAATAGATTCCATTTGTTTTTAATTTAATATATTAAATCAATTTAATATTAACTCAATTTTATATTTTATGAAGAATCTAAATAAAAAACTTGTTAAAGTTATATCATCAAAAGTATTCCTAATATTTATGAATACTTTTAATGGTTTAAAGTAAAAATTTGAATCTGTCATATTCTCGGTATTACAACTAAAACTTTTTCTATAACTAGTTTAAATTATTTATTTAAGTAATTATTTAAGATTAGATATTTACATACCTGAATAATCTTGTTTTAAAAAATTTGTACGTCTATTGTTTCTAGATCTATTATTTCTATTTGTGGTTGATTTTTTTTTTTTTTTTTTTTA